AGGCCACGGCAATGTCGCGGCGGCGAAGGCGCTGATAAAGCGGCGTGCAAAGGCGCTCGGCAAGGCGAACATGCTCCCCGAGGATTGGGCGTCCGTCGACGAAATGCTGCACCTACCGCCGCAGGCCGTCAAGCAGATGGAAGCGATCCTGAACATGATCGTTCGCGCGGACCAGGAAGTGGACCGGGCTCAGCCCGCGCTCGCGGCGCTGCTCGGCAGGCCGAACCCGGACCAAAATCACTGAGGCTGGCCGGGGCCGGACGTATATTACGTCGGCATGGGAACAACCATGCTGGCTAAGCCCCACGTCTTCGAGCGGGGCGACAAGGTCTACCTCACCACGCCACTGACGCTGGTCAGGCCCTCGGAGTCTGAGATCGCGGAGTACGCATTCGCCTCGGCGGTGAAGACCAAGGCGCCGAACCAAAACATCGGTTGGGTCCAGGGCCGCTACGTCGAGGCTGGACGCGCGAACCTCAACAACGCGATGTGGCTAAGCAGGGAGCTGGCGGTCAAGGCCCTGACCCCGATGCTCATGCCCGTGACGGTGATGCATGATCCCCGGACGGCGGTTGGCACTATCGCGGACTGCAAGCTCGTGACCGGCGGCGCGGAGACGGCCGGCACGGCATCGGCGCGCATCGAAACCATCCTCGCCGTGTGGGCTCACCGCTTCCCGGAGGTGTGGGACGAGGTCACGCACAACATCGAGAACGCGGAAATGATGCAGAGCATGGAGTGTTACGCGCCCTGGTACTGCTGCTCGGAGTGCGACCAACAGTACGTCAAGCTCGCGAAAGGTGCCGAGCAGGCGTCATGGTGTGACCACCTGAGAAACCAAACAGGCGCGCGTATATTAGGCGATGTCTGCTTCACAGGTACCGGATTGATATTCGGATCACGCGGAGCGAAGGGTGCTTACACCGAGGCTCACCTCGAACCCTTCGAGAACGAGATCGCTGAATATCACGACCGGGCTCACGTTGACGGTAGCTATCGACCTTCCGAGAGGAGCACGCCACACATGGGACTCGTACAGATTGAGGAGAGTGAGCTGGCAACGCTCCGCGCCGAGCGTAACGAGGCCCGTACGAAGGCCGACGAGCTAGCCGAGAAAGTCCGTGATCTCACCTCCAAGGTCGAGACTGCCGAGACCGCCCAGAAAGCCGCCGAGGAGAAAGCGGCAACGCTGGAGACCGAGAAGAAAGGCTTGGAGGAGAAGGCGCAGCGCGCCACCCTCAAGGACAAACGCCTCGGCGCCCTAGGCGACGGCTTTATGGCCAAGCTCGGTGACTTCACCCGCGAGCGCCTGAGTGAGGCGGCCGGCACTCAGTCCGACGAGGAGTGGGAGGCCACCCTCAAGGAGAAGGAGGAGATGGCCGACGTCAAGCGTGACGCCAAGAAGGAGGGCGGCACCGAGACGGCCAAAGGGACCGACGCCCCTTCGCCTTCCTTCGGCTCCGAGGAGGTGGCGTCCTTCATGCGCACCGGCGCCACGCTGCCGGCGACAGCGTCGGTGGGCGCCGACGGCACCAGCGCGGTGTCCAAGCTCGCTCGCGCGTTCAAACCGCCGGTCCCAGCTGCTGCCACATCCACCTCACAGGGCGACAAGTAACCCGAGTCGGCCGACCGAACCTGAGTCACTGAAAGGAGCCCTCACCAAATGTCGCCCATAGCACTGACCCAGCAGGGTGCATACCCCCTCCTCGGGGTAGGCAAGCTCGTCAACGTCGGCGTCGCCTTCCCGGGTGAGGTCTGGTCGAACAAGCGCGCTTCGGGGATCATCATCCCCGGCTCCCTGATTCGCGAGTCCTCGGCTGCCGCCGAAGAAGAATTCATCGACCCGGCGACGGGTGAAACCGTCAAACGGGTCGCCGAAGCCGGCGAGGGCTCCTGGGTTCCGGTGAAAACCGGCGACACGATCGCCGTCGAAGGCGCGGGTATCCGGCGCGAGACCCTCGGGGTCGCCATGCGCCAGATCATGGTCCCCGACGTCAACCCCGGGTCGCAGTACAACCCGCAGCTCGGTCCCAACGAGATCATGAACCTGCCGATCGCCTCAGGGGACTGGCTGCGCTGCTACATGAGCGGCGTGCTGAACATGACGCTCGTCGTGCCCGACGCGAGCTACAAAGAGGGCGATGTCATCGGCTGGGCACCGAAGGGCGAACGGCCCGTGGGCAAGGCGGAAGGCTCCGGCGCATGGGCCAAGATCGCCACCACCAAAGAAAACAAAATCCTGAAAGAAGAAGCACCGTGCATCGCGCACACCGACCTCTTTGTCGTCCACAAGGCGCCTGTGTTCTACGGAAGTGCCGGCGAGTGCGTGCTCACTCTCCGCTACCTCCGTACGAACGTCTAATCCCCGGCACCACTGACCATTCCGAAGGGAGCTGAACCACAACATGAATGAGCTGGTAGCCAGGGCCATGGAGGAGGTTGCCGCAGAGCAGGACCTCGATCGTCGGCAGGCGCTCATGCGGGACAGCAACCCCGTGCTGGGTCACCACTTCATCCGTCACCCGCAGGAGATGGAAGAGATCGCCTTCGCGCTCTTCGACATCGCTTGGCGTGACGCGATGGCCGAAGACATCGTGCCGAAAATCATCGAAACGAAGACGGTGGGCTTCGGTGAGCCCGACTTCGTCGATGAGGATCTGCGCGGGTTGCAGGCACAGTGGCAGGGCGCCGGTGGTCAGATCATCTCGGGCGAGCTGCGCTATCAGCGCACGCTCATGCCGCGCGAGGAGATGGCCACGGCGATCGACCTTCACCGCAACGACATCCTGACCGACTTCTGGGACACCTTCCAGAAGCTCCAGGACCAGGCGCGGGAGAAGGTGTCCCAGCTCCCCGTCACCCGGCTCATCGAACTGGTCCAGGCGGGCATCACGTCCGGCGCGACCTTCTCGACAGCGCCCGCCTCGACGGTCACCGCCGAGAACCTGGACCCGGTCATCGACTTCGTGGCGCAGCGCTCGAAAGGTCAGGTCACCCTGATCGGCGCCCGCAACGCGGTCCGCATTCTCTCGAACGTTGGTGTGCAGTTCGGCTACAACGTCGCGGAGAAAATCTTCAACGCGGGCCAGGTCGGCCTCTACAAGGGCTACCCGATCGTCGAGGTGCAGAACTTCGAGAACTTCGCGGGCAACCTCGTGCTGCCGGTGAACGAGATCTGGGTGGTCGGGCAGAACGCCGGCCGTCTCACGTACTTCGGCAATCAGGCCAAGGTGCAGCAGCTTCCCCGTCCGGGCTTCTACGTCCGGTGGGAGTCCGCGCAGGACTCGGGCATGCTGCTCTATGGAGTCGGACGCGGTCGCATCGGCCGCATCGTCTTCACCTGAGCCGACCCAGTTACACATAACGAAGTGCCCGGGCGTCTCCTAGGGGCGTCCGGGCCGAAGTCTTCAAGAGCCACGAGAGGAGCACACGAGAATCATGGGAGACGTAGACACAGGCTCAGCAGTACCGGCGGTGCAGAAGCGCCCCTTCAAGAACAACACACTGGGCTGGTTGGGGGTCGTCATCCTCGACCACGCGGGCAAGCCTACGGGCGTGAGCATCGAACCGCAGGGGACCATCTGGCTGTCCGAGGCTGAGGTGCTGCTCACGGCGCGCGCGCCGCGCCAGCCCAAGGACAACCCCTTCGAGGAGCAGGTCTTTCTCGTGTCCGATGGCCTGGGGGGCCAGGTGCGCCAGAAGATGCGCCCGCTTGTCCCCATCGAAGACGCCCGTTGGGTGCCCCAGATGGATCGCTACACCCCACCCATCCCCGGCGACGCTCCCAAGGCGGTCTCCACTGCCGCTGCCGCCGTGGCCGCCACCTCACCTGAGCCATCGCATGCCTCAGGCTCCGGCGACCCCGTGGCCGAGGCGTCGGCCAAGATCCTGGCGCCCCAGCACGATCAGATGATCCCGGCCACACAGCCCCAGCCAGCCGTGCCGGCGCTGTCGGAGGACCAGATCCCCGGCTCGTCACCCGCAGGCCCACAGGGCACTCCACAGCCTCCCAACACGCCGCCCGGCGGCCAGGGCGTTCCGCCCGGGGGTGAGGTCACCCCCGACGGCGAGAACGCGACGAGCTGGACTGAGCCTCCCAACGGTCAGCTGCGCGCGACGGGTACGCTCGCCGGTGAGAATCCGCCGGACGAGCCCGACGTGCAGGGACGAACGACTGTCCCGAGCGAGAGCGCCGGAACGGCCGAGAACGCGGGATCTCCCTCTGAACAATCGACAGTTGTCGCGTCGACAGGCGAGGAGACCGCCTCCCAGCAGCCGATCGTGGCCGAGGGGGAGGAGACCGGCGCCGCTGTCCCGCCGTCGGGCGAGCCGGTCGAGGGCGAGTTCGCCTCGCACGAGGAGGTCGGCGACCCGGGGGCTGCTCAGCAGTCGCAGTAGCTCTCCCATGTGGCCCGCGCTAACCGATCGTCGGAGTTGACATGGAAGGTGTGACCACCGGCTCCGAGGCGCTGATCCCGGCGCTGCTCAAGAACGATAAAGGGGAACCCGCCGACGTCATCGGCGAACTGACCCTGCTCGTTGTCCAGCCCGACGGGACGGAGAAAACCTTCGACCTAGCCGAAGTCACCCACCTCGGCACAGGTGAATACAACAAGGCCATCGTCTTCAAAGAATCGGGTCTGTGGCGTTACCGCTGGATCGACGGTGAAGTCGTCGCTGACGAGGGTACGATCGAGGTCGAATCGGCCTTCGACGAAGCGCTCGCGCCAGACCTCACGGACCTGCGAGTTCTTGTGCCCCAGGCGCGGCGGGCGTGCGAGGGGCCTTACGGCGCTCCCGCCGGCCGTCCGCCGCTCTCGGAATCGGTCATCTACGGCATGGTGGCTGACGCCTGTGCCGAGGTGATCCTTTTCAGCGGGACACTCTTCGGGCACGAACTGCTGGTCAAGCAACGCGATCCGGCGCGCGGCTTTCCGACCGAGTGGAAGACGGCGCAGACATTGAATCAGTGGGAGGGAACGATCATCATCTGCCAGGTCGCGCTCGACTACTTCTTCCACCTCTTCCGCGATCTCAAGACGAGCGAAACGCTCAAGAATGAGGGCACCGAGTGGACGTGGGCACTGTCGGCGAACGTGCTGCGCAACTATCTGGAATCGCTCAAAGAGGCGCGCGACAAGGCCCTCGAAGGTCTCCGCGCCCACAACCCCGTGCTCGACACCTACGCCTCGAACATCCGCATCCGCGACCAAGCGACGGTCGGCATTCTGGAGTGGTGGGACACGGTCAGCCCCGGCCTCAGCGGAAGCGTCGGTGTGCCGAGCGGCCAGGAGGCCGGCGTCATCCCCTGGACACCCGGTTGGACGGGGCCGGGCTGGTCGCCGGAATGATCGGCATGCAGCGAGACATTCAGCTCATGCGCGTTCGGGTGATCGTCGACCACCGTACGCGGGGAGAAGCGGCCGTAGCGATCGAGACCGACGGCGAGACCATCACCGAGCAGCGTCTGCATGCCGCCGAGGGCCTCGGCCTTGAGGGTGTGGCGCCCGGCCGAATCCAGCTACGTATCTGCGATCCACTGGACGCGATCGCCTACTCCGCCGCCCTCGGCAATGTTCAGTTTGGTGCGGACGAATGACCGCGAGCATGACACCGGCCGCTCCGAACATCGCCGGCTTCATCGAAGCGGCCGTACGCCTGCGACGGGAAGCCGGGACGGATGTGGCGTTCAAGGTCCCGGTCACTGACATCTGGCCGGAAGGCACCAAGGTCAACCCCGACACGGGCCAACCCTTCGATCCCACGATCAAACCGACCAGCGACCCCTTCACCGTAATCACCAAGCGCGCGCTCATCATCGCCAAGCAGGGCTCACCGCTGCGACCACAGTCCGACACCTACTGGGAGCAGGCGGGGATGCTCACTGGCATGGACATCATCCTCGACGTGGGCGCCGAGGACTTCGCCGAGATCGAAGACGCCAGCGAGATGACCGTCAACACGCTGAACTATAAGATCGAGGAGGCCAAGCCGTTCGCGGTCGACGGTACGATCTATCGCTGGCTCGTGTATGGGCGTGAGCGCTGATGGCGGTTCTGCGCGAGGATCTCATGGAGTATTCAGTGCTGCGCGCGGTGAAGGTAGCGCTCCCGGAATACGGCTACATCCTCACGCCCGAACCAAACGCCAACCTCGAAGTGCTGCCCGCGTTCCCCACCCCCGAGGAGCGTGCACGGGAGCTGACGATCACCACGCTGGCCTTCGGGTTCAACATCGACGACGGCGGCAGGGAAGCCGAGCTGGGCTCGACGCTCACCGAGTACAAACACACACTGATGGCGTGGGTCTTTGGCATGGAGAACTCACTCGCGCGTCAGGTCGCCAACTCGATCAAGCACATCCTGCGCCACGCTGACGATGGCATACCACTCCTGGACTTCAACCAGGAAGGCGAGCCCCAGATCGACACACTCCGCGTAGAGAAAGTGCAGGTCGCCCACCAGGGGAATAGCTCCAACCGGCCGTGGGATCAGTACCTGTGGTCGGCCTCAGCCGTTATCACGGACACGTTTTATGAGTGATGCCGGACGCCTTCGCCTACTACCTCTATGCTCGGGACCTACCGGAGCTGGTGGCGGCCACCGCAGCCGCCCAGGCTAAGCTGCGGGTTGATGGCCACGCGGCTCTGGCCGACCGCGTCGTGAAGGCCTACGCCGAGCTTGAGCGCGACCTGGAGTATCTCGCCGCCTCGGTATCGGGGGCAGGTACCGTCAAGCTGGTAGAGACCGAGCGGGCGACTAAGGTCCGCCCCGACACCCTGGGCGCCGGCGGCCCGAGACTGGAGGACTCGCTCGTATGCGACCCGATCCCGGAGTTCCCCGGCTCGGTCGGCGTGGCCAACGAGGCGGTCCTCGACGCGCACGTGCCGTGGTGGGAGACCAACGAGATCGGCAGTAGCGCTCGCGTCGGTGGCCACATCTTCGGCACGTTCTACGAGTCCGGTGGCGGCGGTGGCTCACCACCCGGTGGCAACTTCCGCGAACACGCCCTGTTCCGCGCTGAGGTGGGCGGAAGCGCCGGCCCCGGCGTCATCCACAGGCCGATCCCGGAGAGGCGATTTATAGAGCAGTCCATTCCCGACATCAGGGCAGCCTGGAAGTCGGGGTTCGCCGCGATCAAGGCGAAGTACAACGCTCAGCTGGACTCGGTCTTCGCCTCTCTGGCGGCGGAGGAAGTCACGCGAGGGCTGGAGTCGGCACGGTGAGCGCGGCAGCGTCCAGCGACGCGCACGCCGGAACGTATATTAGAGGCGACGGTCGTAGTGGCGCCGACAAGGCGGCGATCCTGCACAAGCGTCGCAAGCGGGCAATGACAGCTCTGCTTACGGAGTTCGAGCGGGAAATCGAACCACTGATCGCGGCCGGTCACCAAGAGGCGATCGATAACTTCAAGGGAGTCTGCCGAGCCAAGATCAACGGCATCACATTCGAGGCGGTAGGTCTGCTGAGGGGTGGAACCGTCAACGATGTAGCCGTACAGCTCGCCGAACAACACGAGTTTCCCCAGGAGGACTGAGCCATTTCCATTCCAGCAGGAAGCATCATCACCGTAGCGGGCCTCAACGTCGTCGATCGCCTCCAGGACGCCGGACTCCAGGACCCCAAAGTCCCCACGGAGACGGTGCGTGAGACGGGCAACAACCTCGTGGTCGGCAAGGTCCTCACCGAGGCTGACTTCAACTTCCAGATGACGAGCTGGGACACCAACTGCGACATGATGGCGCTGCTGGAAGGCAAAACCGGCGACATCGCCGCGAGTCACGGCCCGGCACACTCCGACGCCGCCAAAACGCGCTACCGCTGGGAGAACGCCAGCTACGTGAACATCGCCTCGCCGTGGAAGGTCAACACAGGCACGCAGGGCGGCAACATCGGCTCGGGCGTGCTCATCCCGTCCTACTTCCCCTCGGCACTGAACTACAAGTTCGGCGTCAAAAGCATGGCAGAGCAGGTGGTGACCCTTCGCGGGGGCGCCTACTTCATGAACTACGGCGGCTACCCGATCGAGGAAATCGCCAAAGGCACGGGCGAAGCTGTCAGCTTCGAAACCAAAGAGACCGCAGCTGTGCTCAGGGTCGGCGGCCACGGCTCGACCGAATATCAGCACATATTTGGCGTGTTGGTGAACGGCGAAATCCAGCTGAACAACGTGGACTATGTTGAGGAAGGCGGCGCCAAACCGGGCGAAGCCGCCACTAAGGTGAAAATCAAATTCGCCAAAGCGCCTCCCGCCGAAGCGGTCGTCCGGTTCATGTACTTCTCGACCGAAGCGCACGCTCTCAACCAGACCGTGCATGAGTCGACCATCACGAGCCCGGCGGCGGTCCGTGGACGTGACATCGAAATCTTCGTCGGCAAAATCGGGGAAGGCGCCGTGAAGATCCACGGCATCCAGGACATCAGCCTGGAAGCTACCTGCACCGGAGAAATCCTGCGCGAGATGGGGACCTACGACCCGATCGGTTACGCGGTGACAGGCACCGACACGAACGGCCAGATCAGCATGCAGCCCCAGAACCAGGAAGCGTTCTACAAAGCCATCAGCGAGATGACGGGGCTGGAACTGACCGACGTGATCGGCTACATCAACCAGTACCCGATCCCCCTCACGATGGTGATAAACAACCCCTCGTCACGCGGGAGCGTCTTGAAGTCGATCTACGTCGAAGACGCCATCTTCCAGCCCCCGGGGTCGACCGTGAAGGTCAACACCGTCAGCACCTTCCCCATTCGCTGGGAGTCCCTAGAGGGCACCTTTAGCGAGTTCAAGGAATCGCTCCCGGCCTAGGCCATGGCTCCCGAGGAGGTCATAGTCCAGGGCGAGGAGGAGGCCGGCGCGACCGACGGCAAAGTCACGGTCAAAGCCAACACCAACACCCTCGTCCTTGCCGCCAACACCGCTCGCACCGGCGGCTACATCACCAACGGGAGCGCGCACGACGCGTGGCTGTCGCTGGGCACGGGTGCGGCGGTCGTGGGCGCTGGCTACTACCTCAAGAAGGAAGGCGGCACCTTCGACCTCGCCGGCTTCACCGGGGAAGTCCGGGCCAACGCGGGCGAAGAAATCAGCCTCGCTGTCACCGAGATCGACGCCTCCAGGGAAACCACCCTCACCCGCGATGAAGCCTTCACGCCCGGCTCGAATGGCTGGGCCGGCGAGGGGCTCCTTCCGCCGGGATGGAAGGCCACGCCGGGCATGAACGGCGTAGGTGACGGCGGCTACGGCGAGGACGTTCACAGCCCCGAGGAGTAGCGCCACGGAGCGACAGTCGTTGGACCAACAGGCAACCGGGACACGTCCCGAGGAGGAGCACCAATGGAGACAGCATCGTTGCCGGAGACCACCGACGGTCTTCTGCCCACGCAGCCCGAGCCGCCCGAGACCGCCGCTGCGGCGACGCGCTCAAACAGCAAGCTCTTTGAGTGGAGTGGGTTCGTACACGTCGGCGACGGCGCGAACGAGTGCCCACAGCGCGAGGAGGGCGTTTGCGACGACCCCGACCACTTCCATGCCTGGGTGTGCCTGCCCAACCCGCTCCAGATCAGGGACATCGGCGACAAGGCGCGGGCGGCCAAGGCTCGCAAGATCCGCGCACTGAAAGACTCGGGCGACGGCGAGCGCGAGGAGAGTGACAGCTACATCACCCTTGAGGCGTCCATCGAAGAAGCGATCGAGACCGAACTGCCCATGGTCATCGGTGAGATCGTCGAGGAGCGCGCGGCCAAGGCGCTGGGGACGGTCTATCAGCAGCTCAAGGAAGAGGAGCGCTTCGAGGGCTACGACCAGGACATCGAGGAGCTACGCCGTCAGGAGATCCTCCCGGAGGATCAGCGCGACGCCGACTACCCGCAGCTTGTCCTAACCGCTGATCGGTTCGAGGAGGCACTGAATCAGCGCCTGGAGGAGTTCCGCAAAGACGGCCGCCAATCGCTGGAGGGACTGAGCGCCGAAGAGATCGCGGCGCTGCTGCGCGCCAAGCGCATCCAGGAGATCGCGGGCGAGACCTTCCTCAATGCCTACTACACGTGGCAGATCTTCGTCGGCACGCGCAAGGTCTACCAGCACAACGCGCGAGTCTTCACGAACATCGGTGAATACAAGATGGCGGCGCCGGAGATCATCGATGCGCTGCGTGACAAAATCGCCGAACTGGAGAATCGTACAACGGGCCGGGACGGTGGTTCGGGAAACTCGTAACGGACGATGCGTGGCTCGGCGCCGTTCGTGTTGCTCGCGACGCCGGGGACATATCGTCCCTGTTCCCCTCCGGCTTCGATCGGCTGCTGGACCTGCCGTACACGATCTTCCAAGCGATCCAACGCGGGCTCTACTACGTCTCGTTCGACGAACTGCCCAAGGCGGAGCGACCACCGCGCTACATCTGGGAGGACAGCGACCGCATGGCCGAGCACTGGGAGCAGGTCGAGCGGATGCGCGAGGAACACAAGGAGGGTCGCCCCGACCTGAGCGGCATGCCGCAGAACGATCTGGTGAAGAACCTGTTGGTGAAAGGCTGAGTTGTGGCGATAAACTACGGTGAGTCCAGTGAAGGCTTCTCCGACTCCCTAGCGAAGCTGCGCGCCCAGGCAGCGGCGAAAGACACGCTGATCGCCAAGGAGACCGAGCGCGCCAAGGCCGAAGAGACCTCGACCCGAGCGGCCAACGAGAACACGGTCGCGCGCACGCGCACCGCCTCGGCGGCCAACGCACTCGTCGACACCATTGGCCGCTCGATCGAGATCGTCAACGCCGAGTCCGAGGCCGTCAGGGCGAACACGACCGCGTGGCTGGCCAACGCCACAGCGCGCGGGAGTGCCATCGCTGCATCGCGCGGCGGATCGGCTGGCGGCGTAGCGTTGCCGCCGGGGCTAGCCGCCAAAGGCACACCTCTCGCATCAACGAGTGTCCTACCGAAAGGCTCCCCCAGTGGAGCGGCAGCAGCTGGAGCGAGCGCGGCGGCCGGCGCCGATCTGTCGGCCGTAGCCGAGCGCAACGCCGCGTCACTGGAGACGCTCGGCGCGCGACAGGCCGAGGTCAACGACCTGCTCAACCGCTCAGCAGCTGCCTACGCCGCCAGCTCAAACACGCTCCAGCAGCATGGCGCCCTCACCACCGAGTTCATCCAGGGCCTCGCTCGTGGCGAGGTTACGATCAAGGAGTTCGAGACGCAGATGGTCTCGACGATCGGCAAGTTTGGTGGATGGGCGGTGGCCGGCGGTCTGGTCTACGGTGCCTTCGACGCGGTGAAGGGGATTGGCGCGGGGATCTCCGCCACCCAGTCCGGCGTCGAGCAGCTCAAGCGGTCGCTCGGTGAAGGGGTGGATGAAAACAAGGCCGCCGCCGGCTTCCGACGCGTCGCACAGGAAGTGAACGTCTCGATCCGCGAAGTCGCCGACGCTCAGTTCTACGCGGCACGCGCGTTTCAGAATCAGGACGAATCCCTGGCGGTGGCTAGCATCGCGCTCAAGGCCTACAAGCTCGACAACGTCGACACCCAGGAAGCGATCAAGACGTTCGGTGCGCTCAACGTCGCCTTCGGGCTCAACGCCTCGGGCGTGGGCGAAGTCTTCAACATCCTCGATGTCGGCCAGCTCAAATTCAACGCTCGGCTCAACCAGACGCTGCCGCAGATGGGACGTGCTGCCGCCTCCTTCCACAACGCCGGCGGTTCGGCAAAGGAACTGGCCGATCAGCTGATCGAGCTGAACCGTGCGACGGGTGGCGGGGGAGGCACGGGTGGTGGTAACCCGGCGACCGCCCTAATCAGAGAGCCCGCGAACCTGACGAAGCCCGCGACCGAACAGGTGTTGCGTCAATACGGCTTCGACCCTCGCTTTGCCCAAAACAATGTGGGCGCGTTCAACCGGCAGGTGCAAGAGCGCGCGGCGCTAAAGCCCGGTGAGAAAGGCGCGCTTACTGACACCGATCTGCGTAACCTGGCCACGGCCGTGGGCGGCGGCTCGGCCCTCGGCCTGCGCTATCTGCTCCCCCTGTTCGAGGCCGGGCGCACCGGGCTGGCCACGGCTGTCCCGGAGGCAACATCCAAAGCCAGCGGCTCCGCGCAGGAGGACCTCAACCACAAGCTCGCGCAGTTCGACGAAGAGATCCACCGTCTCGGCGTTGACTTCGAAGTCGTCGGGTCGAAGCTCGCCAGCGCCGGCTTCGGCAAGGGGCTCAGCGACGTCGTCAACGTGCTCGGGCTCGTGCTGGAAGGGGCATCGCTCGTCGTCGAACCGCTGGTGCTGGTCGGCGAAACGCTGAACAATCTGCCGGGGCCGTTGCGGCTCCTGGTGGAGGGCCTCCTCGCGGTGAAGGGCGCAACGGCCATCTCGCGCTCGGGTCCGGGTGTGACGGCAACAGCCATCGGTGAGCAGGCTGGGCTCTCCTTCCTCGGCGGCAACTCCAAGGACCTGCTAGCGGTCCAGGCCACTCAGCGCGAATACATCGGCCGACTCCAGCAGTTGCGCGGGAGCGCGGCCAGCGCCTCTCTCAACGCCGGCCTGCGGGCGCAGACGGCTGGCAGCGCCCTCGCGGCCTTCCAGGCGCAAGCGCCCGCCGCAGGCGCGAGCGATGCCGAGCAGCTCGCCTACCAGCAGGAGCTGGCCAACCTCAACGCGAGGTTCATCACGACCAAAGATCTCCAGGTGGCGGCCAGCGAGAAGCTGCTCGCGATCGAAGCCGAACTGACCGCCAAGACGCAGCTGCTCAACACGCTGACCGACCGCAAGATCGCCGTCGAGGACCGCTTGGCGGCAGCCAGCGAGGCGGGCGTCTACTCGGCCCAGCGTGGCTTTCCGAACACGCTGCCCCTGGTTGCACCCAACCAGGCCGCCGCAGAGGCGGAGGCGGCCCGTGTGGGGGGCGCAGGGACCACAACAGCTGCCGCTGCGGCGGCGAGCGGCGCTGCGGCCACCGGAAGCGCAGCTCGGGACGTCTCGACGGCCTCGGCGGTCATCTCCGAGGAGAGCGTGGCCGCCGCCGGCTCGCTCTCGATCGTCGGCTCCGCACTGACGGGCGCGGGCTCCAAGATCGCGGCCCTTCCCGGTGGCCTGATATCCACCGCCAGCAGGCTGGGGAGCTTCATCGGCGGTCTCGGCGTGCTCGGGCAGGCGCTCCTCGCGTTCGTCGCCCTCGAAGGGATCGAGAAGTTCAGCGGGGAGAGCGAACGGTTTGCGCAGGGTTCCAACGCCATCGCGGCCCTCGAATCCCAGCCGACCACCGAAGCGGACCTCATCAGCAAAGTCCAGCAGGCCCGCAAGAACACGTTCAAGCCACAGTACGCCAGCCAGACTCTCGGCGCGTCACTGATCGCCACGGCCGAGCACCCTGTGCGGGAAGCCGGGTCATTCGTCCATGACCTGAAAGCGGGCTTCGGGCTGCTGGGTGAAACTAGCAGTGAACAGTACGAAAAGGCACAGGCGCAGATAGCCAAACGTGAAACCCAGCGCAAGGCCGGCGCCTTCAAGAACCTCGGGACGAGTAATACACTCGGGTCAAGCGAAGTCGAAAACTACGTAGCGAGTTACGAATCCTACCTGACGGGCCTTCTCGAAGGTGGCAAAAACGCTGAAAAAGCCGGAACGGCGCTGGCCAAACAGAACAAACTCCTCACGGATCAGATCAAGCTGTTCGGCACTAAGGGGGGCCAGGGGCAGCAGCCGCTCCAGGAGCTGGGCCTAAGCGTAGGCCTCCAGGGTGCGAGGGCTACTGTCACTCAGAACCCCGTCGGGCTCGACGAGTACGCGCGCTTTGCCGACGAAGGACTCACGGCCATCACAACGCTGGTCGCCGAAGAAGTCAAGCGCGGTGAGAAGACCGCGACGACCGCGACGGCACGCCAGGCGCTGATTGCTCACGCCAGGAGCACACTGAGCGGCTACTACGCAAACGCTTACGGCAAGGCCACGGCGAATGTCAACGAAGAACTTGGCGACAAGCGCTCCGAACTGACGGACGTCACTCACCAGCTGAGCAAAGCGCAGCCTGGGAGTGGGCAGGCGAAAACGATTGAGGCGAACAAGAGCCGGATTGAAAGTGAAATCAAAGCTCGCGAAGCCGCCCTCAAGAGCCTAGCCGCTGCCTCTACTACGGCTGCCGAAAAGATCGAGGATCAGCTCCAGACCTCCCTGTCGGAAGTGTTCGCCAAGGAATCGGCGGAAATCAAATCCAAGACCAAACTTGGCGAATCGCAGCTGGGTGGCGCATCGCGAGCGAAGGAAGCGGTCGGCCTCACAGGGTTGGAAGAGGAGCTGGCGGCGGCACGCAAGCTAAAGGGACCGGAAGGTGAAGACAAGGTCCGGGAACTGGAAGCCGAAGTCAACAACGCTCGCAATAAGAAAACCACGGCCGGCCTGGACACGGTCAAGCGGCGTGCTGAAAAAGCGAAGGCCGAAGCGGGGCCGGGACAGACCGAACAAGCGCGCTCAGACCTCACCGCCGCCGAAACCGAAGCGGCGTACATCGACGCTCACGCGAAAGCCTTCGGCCCGGAAGAAGTGGAAAAAGCACAGACGGCTATCCTCAAAGCTAAGCGGGCGCTCGCGGAAGCCATCCGCACGGAAGCAAGTCAGCTGGGCAAATTGCGCACGCAGATCGCGGAAGCCGAAGACGTCGGCAACAACCTCGCGCAGGCCTCCGACGCCGAAGCCGGCGCGATCGAAGCTGCCGCCCGGGCAGTGCTCCCGGCTGAAAAGCTCCAGGCCCAGCTCGACTTGATAAACGCGCAGAACAAGTCGCACAAAGCGCTCCAGGAACGAGTGAAAGCCGAAGGCGACCTACGAGCGTCGGAAACCACCAACCCCGTGCTCCAGGGCCAGATCGCTGTGCAGACGGCGCGGAAGGAGGTCGGGCTGGCGAAGGGGCCGGACGAAAGGATCACGGCCCAGACCGACCTGAACAAGGCACGCCAACAGGCGTCCCAGACACTGGTCACAACGCGCGAGGCCGAAATTCACTTCCACGAAGAAATGCGCGAAATCTCCAAGCAGCAGGCGATCCAACAGTACGAGGAACTACTCAAGGTCCAGCACCTATCCACTCAGACGCGGGATGACCTGCGTAGCAAAATCCGCTCGCTCCAGCTGGCGGCCAACAACAATCAGGTCTACGACCTCGCGCCCGGCTCGATCAAACTCCCAACAGCCTATGACGTGCGTCGTGCCGTGACCAACGCCACGCTGAGCGCCAATCCGGGGCACACTCTGGCTGTCGGCGGAACACAGGTCACGCAGAACAACACGATCAGCATCAACGTAAAGAACGCCAAAGACGCGGCCAGGGTCGGCTCGGAGATCGAACGAGTCACCGGCGCCTCGCTGCGCACGCGCGTTCGCAAGGCCGGACTGAGGGGAACCTGATGCCAGCGATAACACTCGGTGGCCATGTCTACGCACTCGAAGCGAACCGCAACTACTTCATCGACCCGAGTACCCTGGAAGTCTACAAATGGCACCTAAATCACCGACCCGATGGTGACAAGGGAACCGAGAAGAAACGGAACATCGAAGCGACGGCCAACTCCGGCAATGTGGGACTCATCCGGCAACAGTCCGACGACGAACCGCTGAGTCTCAAACGGGAAGGCGACATTCTCCACAGCGATCAGGAGATCGCGATGTGGCAGTGGTTCCAGCGCTGCAAGTCGCGCACCATCTACTTCGTCGAATTCAACGGTGACGCCTACGAGGTGCAGATCACCGACCTAAAGGTCGAACGACTGGGTGTTGTGGCGGTCACCGCCGCCGGGGGCAAACGCTACTACGCCAAGTACGACCTGGAGATGACCGTCTACGCGATGCTGGCAGGGGTCCTCGCCGAAGCGGGCATCACACCGTGAGCGTCTCCCCCGAACTGTATGCTCGCTGGCGATCCAAAGAGCACGTCGGACCAGCCAAGCCGTCACTGCGCGTGACGGTGACAAGGGGCCTCATGGACAAGACCTACCGACCCTTCGAATTTATTGGCGGTGGCAGCGAGCGGTTTATGACGATCGTGAATGGTGAAAACGACGAACCGTGGCAGGGGTTCTGGCGTGCGACCGGCGAGCCCATCGAACTGCCGAATGTGCTGTCGGTGGTGTGGGACCAAGCTATGAAGGAGAAGGGCGCGCGGTCGGCCACCATTGAGATAGAGAACATCGTCTTCAAGGCCATAGCGGGGCCGGGCGGCGTCTTCCATCAGGTGAGTCGTGGCTATCTCTCTCCGACGCTTGGCGCCAGACTGCTGACGCGCCTTGCGCAGATCGACGAGGCCCAGAACGAATGGTACGAGATCCTCAACAACGGTTATAAGATCGATGTCTACGAGGGCTACGGCGACCAGACGACGCGGACGTACAGCGGGCTGATAGACACCACCCAGCTTGAGACGCACCCCGATCGCATCACCATCAACTCGCGTTCGTTTTGGATGGTGTTCACCGACCAGCGGGTTATGGGCAGCAACAAGGCTCCGGAAATCATCTCCCCCCTGATCGTTGCGGACAGGGAGTCCACACTGGGAATCAAGCCTGTCGGCTCGACACCTGTCGCTTCGAGCACTGCGGCCGGTCGGAGCGTCCACGATATCGTGGCCAAAGACAACAGCAAAAGCTGGCTCTCTAAGGGGCGCTCGGACGGAACTGGGACCGAGTGGGTGGAGATAGACCTGCCCCCCGGGTACTACGAGAACTTCTACCTTCGGCTGCCGTTCGCCGGCCAATCAATCCATGTCGGAGTCTTCGCGGGGGCGGGCAGCGACTGGAACGGCACGCTCGTGGGCGTAGACGAGTGGGTGGACGCGGGCAAAGGCAGCTTTGGCGGCGTACCCTTCACAAACTACTGGGGCGCAAGCAATGCCACGGGGGAGAAGCGGTCGCTGGGCGCACCCTTCCAGGCGGCAAAAGGGAGCAAACTGCGGGTCACGTTCTCCAAGCTGCCCTATCGCCCGGAATCGCACGACTACCGCGCCGGCTGCACACGGCTCGCAGCCTTCCTCTTTGGCACCGATTCGAAGCACCCACTCAACGGGCACGCCGGGGTGAACGCTAATCACTGGGTACTGATCGACGACCTTGCGGATATTGCCAAGCTGGTCTTCATGTGGGGCGGCTACCACGAGTGGGAGGTCGAGGATGTGGGTCTCTCCCTCTACTTCCCCATGTCATGGCAGCAGGACAAGTTCCTGATCGACATGATCGACGACGCCCTCGCGCAATGCAACTGGGTGTGTTACGAGAAGAGTCCCTCGGCCAGCTCGGAAAGCCTGGGTGTCCCAGTGTTCGAGCACAATCGCGCCATGGATAAGCCGGCCTCCAAAGGCATGCTCCAGATCACGGACGACGACATGATCGAGACGATCAACCCCACCTTCGATCTCTCGAACCTACCTTACGTCATCCGTGCGCGAGGTGCGGTCGACACTAAGAACGGCAACGAGTACGGTGAAGAACTGATCCGCCGCTATATGGCCACCTACTTCCCACCGTGGTCGGGCGCCGGGCCGCACATCACCGAGGCGGGCCGCGTGGCTGGCATAAGGCGTCACGACCTTTCGGTGAACGAAAAGCTCTTCTCTGACACGGAGTGCGAGTTTTACGCGCTGCTCATCGCCGAGCAATACGCGCTCGAAGCCTATAAAGCTCAGCTCCAGATCGCAGGCTACCCGGGAATCGAGATGAATCAGCAGGTATCGATCGTGAGTGACACGACGGGCATCAACTCGCGACTGCTGGTCGACAGCATTCACTCCGAGCACACCACTGGCCCCAAGGGCTCATGGAAGATGACGGTCGCCGGTTCGCTTCTCGACAACATCGACATGCAGCAGATTCGTGCCGACCTGTTCGAACGGGAAGCCGAAGTGCAGGCAGAGAAACGACTCAAGGAGCCCGTGTGATGAGCGACGAGGGGCGCCCCGTCGGGCAGCTTGAGCGCGGTCTCGTCGGGCTCACGATCGATATACACCGCGAGAAGGACCAGCGCACCCGCAAGCTGGACGAGGTCGCGGGACACGAGATCGAGCAGCAGATCCGGGCGCCAATCAGCGGAACGGCGGGGACCGACTGGACCTTCATCGATCGCGGGTACGGCTTCCTTTATCCGTTCGTATGGCGCCCGATGCAGCGTGGCGCGCCGTTCAAGACGCCGCACTTTTCCTACGGGATAGAGCACGTGACCGGCTCGGACGAACTTGTGTTGGTCCAAGCGGCTATTGTGAAGTGGAATATCAACACGTCGAGCCTCGTTGTGGGCGCTCGGGTGAGGTTCAGCGCACAGGCACCGAACGCATCGTTGGTCCCGGCGTCGTTTAGTGCTGTCGTTCATCTGACCTTCCAGGGCTGGGCCGGCGAGACTGAGGAAGGGGAAGTGGTCTAAATGCCCGAAGCGTCCTACACGTCGTTCGCGGGGCTGCTGCGGCTACCGCCAGGCTCTCCGCTCAGCTCTGATGGGTTCGCGTTCCAGTGGATCGATCCGCTCACAATCGACAGGTTGCTCAAAATCGGCGCAGTCACGCACCATCACGACGGGGTGGCCGCCATGGGCAACCCGGTGGCGCTCCCGACAGTCAACGTCAAAGGCGCAGGTGGCTCGATCGCGGCGAACACCACGGTCGGCGTGACCTATACGATCGTCGACGATGAGGGCGGCGAGAGCCTTCCCGCCCCTCCACAGTCGGTCACCACGTCCGGCGGCGTCCCGGACCCACAGGAGGCACCAGCGGCGGCCGTCAGCTACGCGGCGGGCAATCTGTTGGCCTACACCTACACCTACGGCCTCACGATCACAGACGGCGCGGGTGGCGAGACGGCCCTTAGTCCACTGGTCACCGTCACGGTCGAACCCGGCTTCCTGCACGCGGAGGTCACACTGACCAAACTCGCTGAAATACTCGCCGAAGTCGGAGGAGGAGAATGGCGGCTGTGGCGCATGCAGGAAGGTGGCGAATGGAACCTGATCGGCAATGGGACGGCCGCTGAATTCAAAGACGACGGCACGCACACGCCCGATTGCACCGTCACCCCACCGACCACCTCGACGACGCATGGCACGAGCGCACTGGAAGTGATAGTGCCCAACCCAGCTGAACCCCGGGCCACTTTCATCAGGCTCTACGCCACAACCGACGGCTCTTTCGGACCATCCTCCTACATCGCCGAATACCCCATCAGTGAAGCCGGCAAAGCAATCGAACTAACGGCGCTTGCGCTGCTAAATGGTGCCCCTCCCGCCGTCAGTAGGTCGGTAGCTCACGCGGCCAAGATTGACCCAGACACGGACCTGATCGCCTTCCCCTGGAAGCGGCCCGTGGGCAAAGCGAGCGAACTCCCAACCGAACACAATGAAAACGGGGACGTGCGGGAGAGCCTCGACGATCACAAGCTCCACTCCTGGGACGCCGAATCGAAAACCTGGGTGACCATCACCAGCGAAGGTGGTGGCAGCCTGGAGATAGAGAACCCTGCGGGCGAAGGGATGCCCGGCGAGCCCAAGCTCCAGTTCACGGGCGCTGGGGTTGCCTCGGTGGCCGACGACCCTACGCACAACCGTACCGTGGTCACCGTCAACGCGGGCACGATCATCAGCTACAAAGGCGTGTGGGCCGGGGGCACCACCTATCACGCGGGTGATGTCGTCACGCGCCTCGGCAGCTCCTACTTCGGAATCTCCGAAAGCAAAGGCGACGATCCGTCCACCGACGAAGGGGTCCACTGGGGACTGCTCGCGGCCGCAGGCGCAAAAGGTGAAGGCGGCGGAGGCGGGGGACTGACATGGCGCGGCGCCTGGGCGAACGCCACGACTTACGCGGTGAACGACGTGGTCTCCGAAGGTGGCAGCTCCTATGTGAGCGTCGTCGCCGAAAACGTCGGTCACAAACCCGCAGGGGACGAAACCCACTGGGCCGTCGTCGCGGAGGCCGGCGCGGGACTCACCCCAAGGGGTGCATGGTCGGAAGCGACGACTTACAACGTCGCCGATCTCGTGGAGTACGAAGGCTCGGCCTACGTCAGCCGCACCGGCGCCAATCTCAACCACAACCCCGAAACGGACCCCACCCACTGGACGCTCTACATCGAGCGAGGCCTTGAAGGGCCGAAAGGGCTCAAAGGTGAAATTGGACCGCCCGGATCGCCGGGCATGCGCTGGCGAGGCGTGTGGGGCGCGGGGACCACCTATGCCGAAGATGATGTGGTGCAGCGCGAAGGCAGCTCCTACCTCAGCGTGGCCGTCGGCAACAAAGGACACGACCCCGCAACGGATGGCGAAGTTCACTGGCAGCTCGTGGCCGTGAAGGGGGCGGCGGGTGCCGCAGGCGCCCCCGGCGCCGAAGGCCCGGGGATTAGGTGGCGTGGAGTATGGAAATCTGGAACAGCCTATGCAGTGCATGATGCCGTCCAGCGGGGCGGTTCGTCCTACATCACGCAGGTTGGCAGCACGGGAGAAGATCCGCTGATCCCGAACATGATCGCCAACGGCAGCGCCGAGTCCGGGAGCATGACGGGGATCTCCGGGGTCAACGCCGCGACAGTCGCCCGGAGCAAAGAACAGGCTCACGATGGGGTCTGGTCGTTCAAGGTGGTTACGGCAGCCGGTGCTGATTCTGGGGTGCTGTTCGCCGGGCCTACCATCACCTCGGGCGAGACATGCCGAGCCGAAGCCGCTATTTACGGGGAAGCGGGCGACAAATACCGCATCGCCTTCATGAACGGTGCGACACCCGAGATCGTCTACGAAGGCGAACTCGCCGAAGCCGGCTGGAATATCGTCACCGTAGCCGGAACGGCGACGACCACGATCGACCACTTGCGCATCGATAACGGTGCAACGGGCGGGGCGCACAACTGGTACGTGGACAGCGTTGGCGCCTTCGCCGACAACTGGGAACTGCTCGCGGCCCGAGGTGGGAGCGCCTACGCTGTGACCGAAGCGGCCGAAGCCGGACGCATCATCGAGGACACGTGGTCGCTATCCGAAGCTATAGCGGTGGGCGCGAGGCCCGGGTTCTCAGTGCGCCTCGGCTCCAGTGACATTTCCCAGCATGTGATTGGAGTACGAACCCACCTCGCCGAAGGCGAAGTTACCGTGACGTTCCTCAAGAACGGGGAAGCGATACCCGGCCTCACCGGAATCGTCATCAAAGCGGGCGCAACCGAGTTCGATCTGACCGCGAAAAGCAAAGCCGAAGAAGAAGGTGGCGCGCATCCGCCGCTCGCCGTCGCTACGCACGACTATCTATCGATGGAAGTGACTGCGGCTACGGGCAGCCCGGCCCAGCTGTCGATGACGATCTTCCGTGAAGCGAGGACCGATGGACCGCTCCAGGGTCCGGAAGGCAAACCGGGACCGGAAGGCAAAGAAGGTAAAGAAGGTAAAGCGGGCGAAGGTGGTGGCGGCGGCGGCGCCCCCACCCCTGTCCTCGACGAACCGTTTACCGAAAACCACCTCGCCTCATACACGTTCCTGGAAGAAACCAAAGAAGAAGGACTGACGGTTAGTGCCGGCGTACTGCATTGCGGGGACACTAATCCGCATGTGTTTGCCGATACGGGCGTGAACATCACCGACTTCAAGGGGGTCGTGAAGCTCATACCGGCGGGGGTGCAGCCGGTTATCACCCTGGGCAAGGAGGTCAGCAGTGGCAATATGATCTACGCCCAGATCAGCGCCAGCAAACTCTGGATATTCAAGGAGATCGCTGGTGTCGCCTCCTCACTGATAAACGAAGCGTTCCCGAAAACCGAAGGACAGTCCTACTGGCTCGTCGTACGCATGGTGGGAAACCTTTTCACCGCCGAGATCTGGACGGAGGACCCACGGTACGCCATGCCCGAGGCGAGGCAGATCGTTATTACCTACATGCTGACGGGCGAAGACGCCACGGACCTTGGTGTCGGCGTCTCCGGGCATCCCGTGATGTCACTGGCTAGCGGGAGCCTCGCCGCGACGGAAACGGTTGTCGATGACTGGGTAGTCACCGACCTCGAACTCGGGTCGAGAGGCGCGTTCTAGCATCATGAAACCATTCAAGTCGTTGCTCGGCGTCCAGTTCTCGGCGCTCGGTGCCAATCCCTACGAACCGTTCTACGCGGGACAGATTTGGACATTGAGTTCTAACGCCAGCGAAAAAGGCGGCACAGTCTTTGAAGCGGGCAACGTGGAAGTTGTGGAGCTGTACACGGAAAGCGGGACTGCGACGAGCATCTGGTTCGGCATCTACGATTACGATCTCTTCAAAACGGGCGAAACGAGCGAATATCTCCCCAACAACCCACTGATCAGCGCACACCACATAGGAGCAGTGCCGGTCAACGGCGTGATCCGCGTCGCACTGCCATTGACCGTTGCGTCGGGCGATCATCGAACCCTGGCGGTGCTCCCGCTCGGGGGCGACGTGAAACCCGCTCTCGCCACTGGGGGGGGCGGGCTTGACAACGTCCTGTGGCAGAACGAAACCCAGCGGCCGCCCTATACGGGCTGGGACACGCGGAAAGAAACGAGGCCGGGGGTCACGCCGTTCGAAGAACTGATCAAAGATCTACACGGGCCCAATGAAGGCGGTCTACCGTCGAACATCTCCGGGCCGTCGGGGGGGGAACGTACAGCCGCGTTCGCCATCAGGGCAGGGCATGACCTCGGTAGTGAGCTGGCGATGATGCTCTGATGCCGCTGCCCGGCTTTGAAGCGCCGCTGATCAAAGAACCCGACGTTGAACTCGTGCGTGGGATCGCGGTCGACGGCACCTATATCTACTGGGCCAACAACGAAAGCCTAGCTGAAGGTACATCGAGCATCGGCCGCTCCAAGCTCGACGGGTCGGAAGTCATCCCCCACTTCATCGTCGTGGCGACCAAAGACCCCAGTGACGACCACCCCGTTACCGTGGCCGTCAACGCCACGCATGTCTACTGGACGACGGAACCTAACGGTCGGGTAGGTCGGGCAAGACTGGACGGGTCCGAAGTGGAACACGAATTGCACAAAATGAAAGGCGAAAGCCTGGGGCTGGCTCTCAGCGCGACACACGTCCACTGGAGCTGGGTATATGGGTTCGAAGGGAAGAACGGGATCGGCCGAGCTAATCTCGACGGCTCGTCTGCGGAAGAAGCGTTCCTGCTGCTCACCGAAGAAGTGAAGCGTTACGGCAAACTGGCATGTGACGGCACCTACCTGTACTTCACCTATGGCAACTTTGCCCCCAACATCGGCCGCTGCAAGCTCGACGGCAGCGAAATCATCACCAACTTCGTCCCCATTCCTATCACCGGCGGCGAAGTCGCCCTAGCGGTCGCAGACGGCAAACTATGGTGGCGGGCGCCAAGCGAATCCGAAGGCTACGTCATCTTCACCGCCGGGCTCGACGGCAAAGTACCCAAAGAACTGTACGCGACGGGGAGCGGTGAACAGATCGCGGTCACCGTCAGCCAGCGTGTCTACGTGTCGCATCGAGGCACACCCGTGGGTGGCTACATAGCCCGCAACGAGGTCAGCAAACCGTCCGCCACAACAGGGGCCATCGTGGCGGCGAGGGGCACGATCGGCGCCATACATGGGTAGCCCACGCATCACCACAGGGCCGCCGACTCCGGGCATAGTGCAGCCACGGCTGTGGATAGTGGGCGTGACGGGGTCGCCCGTAAGTATTTCACTTCAACTAGGAGACGAAATTATGAAACTTCTTGACAACCTCGACCTTCAAAAGCACGAACTACTCAACGCGGTAATCGAGAAGCTATCTGCACCGCCCGAAGGCGTGGAAGGTCTCGTCTACTTTGACACCACCAAACACGAATTCGGCTGTTACAACGGCACCGCCTGGGTTTATAGCGCGACCCTCGCGGAAGCCACCGAAACCACCCTGGGAGGAGTCAAGCTAGCGGGAGATCTCAAAGGCGGCACGGGAGCAGCGCCGCATGTCACCAACCTGCATCTCGAAGGTGATACGGCGATCAACCACAAGCTCACGTCCGTCACGGACCCCACGAATCCCCAGGACGCCGCCACGCTGAAATTCGTGCTTGGCAAGGTCAACGGGCTCTCGTGGAAGCAGCACGTCCAGCTCGCTACCTTCGGCGCCCTCCCCGCCTACACACATTCGGGCACGGGTGAAACCGGCACCCTAGAAGCCAACGCAAACGGTGCCCTGACCGTTGACGGCGTAGCCGTGACCGTAGGCATGAGGATCTTCGTCACACAGGCCGTGGAAGAAAAGCACAACGGCATCTACGAAGTCACACAAGCTGGAGGCGCCGGGGAAAAGTACAAGCTCGTCCGATCCTCCGACGCCGACACGGGCGCGCTTCTCGAAAACGCAGCGGCCTTCGTGCAGGAGGGGACGGAATACGCGACGCAGGAGTTCGTGGTGTCTGACACGGGCGCGATCAACATCGACGTGACGGCCGTGAAAGTCATCGACTACTCAAGCGGCACGAGTGTCGTAGGCGATGGCACATACACCACCCGCACGGGCAACACGATCGCGCTCAAACCGAACACAGCTGTGCCCGCCGTGCCTGCCGAAGGGGCGGTCAGCGCGGTTGGCTCCGGAGCCGTGCGTGTCAAGCGCTTCGCCATCACAGGAAACGCCGCCAAGACAGAATTCGAAGCGGAACACAAACTCGGGACCAAGCTACTCCTTGTGCAATGTCAGGAAAACGCAGCGGGTGAACCTACGGCTCCTGTGGAAATCGATTGGGAACCCGTCAGCACGGAAATCATCAAGATCAAGTTCGTAACAGCGCCCGCCAAAGGCACCAGCTACTTTGTAACGGTCATGGGTTGATCCTATGAGCGCTATAAAGCCCTTTATTGAGACAGTACAGCTAAACAACGGTTTGATTATTCCGGCCTCAGCTGCTGCCGGACGAGTGCTCATGTCCGATGCCTCAGGCAATGCGACATGGGAGCCGGATGATATAGGAGTTATCAAGACAAGCGCAAGTGCTTTTACGTTGCCAGAAAACTATGAATTTTGTAACGGGAGAACGTACGAACGCACAGGCGAATTCGCCGTCTTGTATGAAATACTTTCTCACTCTTCCTTCAAAGTAAGTCTAACTAAAGGCTCCAAGATTCTCACTCTCAGCACTGCGTTTTCTAACTCAGGGTTCGGTATAGGGTGGCCCGTAGAGCTAGCTGGTGCGATCCCTGCGGGTACGAAAATAGCTAAACTTGTAGGTACCAAAGAAATCGAATTGACAGCTGCTGCATCCGCAACTGTAACATCAGGTGAAAACCTTGCCGCTATATTTTTCCCGTGGGGAAACGGGAACGGAACAACTACATTCAACATACCTAATATACCTGCCGGTACGGCTCTTGTGAACGGAGGCACCACTGCATTTCCGGTAGCTGTGGCAGGGGGAGCAGCTACGGTAACTCTGGCCGTAACTCACTTGCCTTCCCACGCACATGGAGGCAAAACTGGTACTGGGACCACGGGGACAGAAAGCGCGACCCACATACATAACCCTCCTGGGGGCAGTGAAGGTTCCGTTTTTCTTACAGGTGGAGCAACCAACTCGAACATAGGGCTGGGATCATCTTTCGCTACGGCCGCACATACAGGGGCAAATACAACAACGCACACTCATGCTGTTCCGGCGCTGACAGTTAGTGCCGAAGGCGGCGGAGAAGCGCATAGCAATATGCCTCCCTACGTAGGCACCAGTTTCATCATCAAGGTCAGCTAGAGGGCTGCTCGCAATTTGCGGGATTTACCGACGACGGGCGACCGGCCATGGTTGTAGTATCGCTCTACACAGCCACCGAGACGCAGAGAGCCCAGGAGGACCACCGCATGCCCGAAGTCGCAGAGCCGCTCAAGACGCAACGCGAAGGTAGCCGCTGGCGCTACGCGCGTCCCACCCCCCAGGAAGTGAGCGAGTGGTTCAAGACCCAACCGCTCGACGAGGGGATGAGGCACGAGGAGTATGAGAGCGGCGTCGTGATAATCCCCGCAAGCGAGAAGGTCAAAAAGCAGCGGTCCGACGGCAGGGGCACCGAAGACGTCTACGAGATGACCTTTACCCCCTATATGCGCGTCGATATGCGCGTGCTCTACTTCCGCCGACTGGCCGAGCGGCGTCGCCTAAAGCCGGTGATCGAGCCGGTCCCCGCCGTGCGCATCGACGACACCAAGTCGGCCTACTTCAACGGCAACCTCGGTGAGGGTCTCTGGTGGCACGTCGTGAGGGGCTCCGATGGGGCTGCGGTGCGCTACCTGGCCGCCACCTGGCGGGTGGCCCTCTACGAGCCCCACAAGCTCGCCAACGACGAGGGTGCCGAGATCGAAGGTGTGGCCACTAAGCAGGTCGCAGGCGGCGCCGACATCAACGGGATCATGAAGGCCGAGACGGGCGCGATCGGTCGCGCGCTCGCAGCTGCCGGCATCCTGGTGCTGGGGACGGGGCTCGCCTCGGCCGAGGACATGCAGGATCTCGCTAGCGCTGGGCCGGCTGGCGGCGTTGAGCCGCTCGACACGGGGCGTTCCCCGGCCGTTGCCACCGACCCGGAGGAGGAGCGCAAACAGCTCATCGGCCGGCCCGCCGAGCTGGAGGCGACGATGAGAGCCCGGGCGCCCGAGAGCTGGACGTCGTTCGCCGCCTGGTGGGACGAGCGTAAGCGGGCCGAGGGCTGGGCCAATATCACCTCGGTGCCCACCGACGCGCTGCGGGGGATCATCGTGAAGATGGAACGCGAGCTGGACGCGGCACTCCACGCGCAGGCGAACCTCCCCACAGCGGGCGCGTCATGAGGGCCACGCGCGCCAAAGAGCTGAAAGACCGCGTCGTGATCGAGGGCGGCGGACGGCCCGAGTATCGGCGCCGGAAGAAGCTCTACATGGAGGTAAGACGCAGCAAGGGTGTAACGCCCGTGGTCAAACGAGAACGCCAACGCCGCGCCCTCCGGGCGAAGCCCCCGACAACCGAGAGCATCTTCTGATGCCGGCCGAGGTCGAGAGTGGCGAGCCCGTCATCAAACTTGGTGAGCAGCTGAGGGAGCTGCGGGAGGAGTGGGGTGACGGCTTCGACGAGGACATTGCTCAGCCGATCGCCAAGTGGATCAAGAAAGTCCGCGAGCAGCTCGCCGGCCAGACGGCCGATCACGAATGCGATATCGATAGGCTTGAGGAACAGGTCGAGGACCTTGATCGCGAGCTGGAGGAGTCGCGGATTAGGGCCACGCAGGTTGAGCGCGTGCTGGAGGATCTCGCGGACATCGGTCGCGGAGTACGCACCGTCGAGGAGGTATTGGAGAAGTGGGGGCCCGTCCCGTGATCAAGACGTTCGTGCTCACCTACGACGAGGCACCTAAGTCGCTCAACGCGGGCGGCGCGGGTTCGCGCAGTCACTGGAGCAAGGGTTACGCCGAGAAGCGTCGCTGGGAAGGGATCTGGGCGCTGCTCCTGATCGAGGGCAAGGTTCCGCGCGGGATGACGCACTGCTCGGTCGAGGGACTGATCGAGTTCGTGCGCGCCCAGAGACGTGACGTGGAGAACTACCGCCCTGCCCTGGTGAAGGCCTTTGCCGACGCGCTCGTGCACGGAGGCTGGCTCCCCGACGACGAGGAGCGGTTCTTCGTAATGGCCGGTCTGACCCTTCGGGCCGGGATGGAGTCCGGCAACCCATTCGTGCAGGGTCGCACCACGCTCACACTTCAGGCGACCTATCCGGATGCCGACTGAGGCGCCAACGATCCGCACCTTCGCGGAGTACATGGCCGAGCGACGCTGGGTGGACATGCGCGTCGTCACCGTAGGCCGGGTAGACCGCGTGCGCATAGAGGGCCTCGACATCAGGCTGCACCAAGACCACGTGCACGTGCGGCAGAAGTTCCTGGAGAGTGAGACGGTGCGCTCCGCCGATCATGTGTTCGATTGTGAAGACGTGCGGTGGGTCAGGCCCACCAAACTGATGCTCGACCAGGTGCGCCCGTTGAGCCAGCCGCGCCCGGTGCCCGGCGGCGAGTCGGTCGACGATAAACAGGCGCAGGAGATAGTGGACGCAATCGTCTCGGTGGTCTCGTTCACAAGTGGCGAGGCTGTCAGCGCGATCCGTGCGGGCGCCAACCGCGCGGGTCTGGACGAGCGTCAGGTTGCCATGTGGTGCGCCTTCGAGATGACCGACCTCTCGCTGGAAGTGATCTGCAAGCGTGAATTCGGATACCTCTCGACAATGCCCCTGGCTACGGTCCTCTCCTACATAGAAGACTTCTATCGGGGTGACCGATTTAGCAAGCGCTTCGTGGAAAGGGTCAGGGCCGCCGCCACGGGTGCCAGTCTCGCGCTGGGGTACGTGCCTCGACGCTCCGCTCTTGTCCCGGACTGGAAACGGGTGCTCTGATGGACCTCACCATCTTCGGCAACGCCGTGGGGATCTCCGACATCAACGACTGGCGCGAATGCCCCGCTCGGATGGCGGACGGCATGCGCCGGCACACCGAGGGTGAGCTGCCCGGTCACACCAACTGGACCAACGCCTACGGCTCGGCGATCCACGAGGCAATCTCGGTCGTCGAGAAAGAGTTGGTGTCCAACGAAGAGGCCATCGACCGCGTGTGGATCACCTACGGACCCTACCTCGACCCCGAGGATCTCGCGCTGTTGCGGGAGGACCTAGACAAATACCGTCGCGACACGCCGCTTGGCTTCCGGCTGGTGGCGGCCGAGGTGGACTGCCGCGTGCCGCTGGCCGTGATAGACGGCACGCAGTATTACTTTCGCTTCAAGCTCGACGCGCTATATCAGTCGCTCGCCAACCCGTCACTCTTCTTTCACCGCGACTACAAGTCCTCCAAGTGGCCGAAAAGCGAGGAAGAAGTCCACAAAGATCCCCAGATGTCGGCGTACAACTGGGCGATTTTCGAGCTGTACCCCGAGTGCCAACGGCTGGTGCAGTCCTATGAGCAGCTGCGCCACGGCAACATCATCACCTCTCGCAACGACACGCAACGCGCCGAGACCAAGGACTGGCTGATCAGGAACGTGAAGGCGCTGCTCGCTGACGAGGAGATGAAGCCAAAGATCAACGACTTCTGTCGCTATTGCCCGAAAGTCATGGTGTGTCACGAGACGGAGCGCGCGACCACCTACTGGCGTGGCACGCTGGCGGTGCTCGCGCCGATGAGCAAGGAGGGCCGGCGCATCAAGGTCGACTTGGGCGACGACCAGGAAGAGGTCGAGCGGCTGATAACTGACGTGCTGCCCCGCGCCATCACCGCGCGCAAGCACCTCGAATACTTCGAGAAGACACTAAAGGGCGTGCTCGACGAGATGCCAAGCGGTGAAAGGTCTCGGCTTGGCTGGCGCACCAAGGATCGCAAGTCGAAAACCTTCAACCCCGATGGACTGAAACGCATCCACGAGGCGACGGGCGATCTCTTCTACGACCTGATAAGTCTCAGCCGTAAAGCCGTCGACACCTTCATCGGGAAGCCGGAAAAGGGCAAGCCGCTCACCCCGCAGCTGACAGTGATCCGCGAACAGGAGCTGGAGATCGTGGGCTCATCCCTTGAGGTGCCCGAGCGGGCGCCGGACGAGGACTGAGCTTTTCGCCGCACGTGGGGCGAAGCTGGTGCTCTCAACCCGACACGGGTCCGCCCGTCAGATGGGAAGTATCCCGGAAGTACGCGCCGGTCGCGGAAACCGGACTCAAGTGAAAGCCACACGTTGGTCATGGCCTCACCGCCGATTTGTGCCGCTCGATCACGTGCTGCACGACGACCCGCGTGTAACCGCTGTGCTTCTTTGCCTCGGCTCGCATGGCCTCCAGGGCCTCGTCGTGAGTGGCAGCCGTGCGTAGGAGACCCCACCGTGTAACCAAATTCGGGCGCCATTCGATTCGGTAGGGAGCCAGGCGGTCAATCTCCTCCAGCGAAGCCATCCTCCCTCACCTCCCCGCCATGTAGACGGAGTTCGCGCTCTAGCTCGGCGACGATCAGCGCCGCCGCCTTCACCAGGCTGCGTCGTCGCGTCGAGAGTTTGAAGTCGCCAAGGTCCCAGGGCCAGTAGCGCTCCGCGAGGGGAGCGGGGTCGAGGTACGCGATCGCCGCGAACGCAAGCTCACCAAATAGGTGGTTGTCGTCATGCTCGGGCGTCCAGCCCTTTGCGATCTGCTGGGCGCGCTCGGCGCGGACCAGGTCGAGCGCGGTCCCCTCGGTCGCGTGGCCCATCCGCTCGGCGCCCATCACACCCTCTCCGCCGCGCCCAGCACCTGCCGGGCAAGAGTCATGGGCGTTGGCTCGCCCTCCTCCAGCTCGCTCTCGGCCCACCCGAGCTGCGTGAGCGAGTCCTCGATCGCCTCGGCGCCCGCGTGCACCCGCTTCTCGAAGGTCGGTTCGTCGACCTCGTACTGAAACGGCATCGGGGTGGTGAGCCGGTAGGTGAAGTCTGGATCGAGTGCGTCCAGGAACACCCGGCCGAGGTCCTCCTCCAGCGCGATCTGGGTTCTGCGGCCCCTAGCGAAGCGCACCCCAATCGAGTCGATCCCCCGCTCTTCGACGATGGCCGCGAAGGGAAGGGGGCGCCTGTTGGAGTGCTCGGGCGGCCGGATCGCCAGCACCCACGCCTCTCCGGGCATCGGGCCGGCGGCCGGGCGGGGCTCGACCGCGACGGGCTGGACTAGATCCTGGGTGGTGTCCTTCGGTTGGAGCTGCGGCATCGTTCTCCCCTTCGGTCGCTTGGTCGAGACGCATCCTAACCCGGACGTTGCGAGCTTGCCCACGCCGACCCCGCAAACTCCGACAGCCGGGCGGAAGATCGAGCCGATGCGCCGTGTACGGTCAGAGCAAGTGCCCGTCACACTCCCCTTCTACGCCGTGCTGAGCCGCGCTGAGGTGCGAAAGCTCCCGTGCCCCAAGTGCAACGCCGATATCGGCGGCAACTGTCTCGCCGACGATGGGTCGGAGAGCGAGAGGAACCACACGGCACGTACCCAACTGGCGATTGAGCGCTCGCTCATCACGATCGACGATCACGGAAATCTCCTAAATAGCGGAGGAAATATCGTCGCGTCAGTGGCGGGGGCCTTGACAAGCCGAGGAGTGACGATAGTGTGGGACTACGGGGATTCTTCGTCTGAACTGCCAACTGCGTCAGAGCGCAATCCCCCAGAGCGAAGCGAATCCCCTCCCTCCCCTCGTAGTAGACGATCAGGGACAACACCGCGCGCACGTGTATGGGACCACTACGACCGTGTGATCCTGAAATCGAGGGGAATGGACCGTCGGCTCGAAGTAAAGCGCGCCAAAGTCATTGACAAAGCGCTGGAGGTGCGAACAATCCAGCAGTGCTGCCGCGCTATCGATGGGCTCAATGTGTCAGCGCACCACAACGGTGTGAATGACAGGCGCAAAAAGTACCTCGACATCCGGTACGCCCTCGCCGGGATCGGCAAGGAAGGTGATGACGAACGAATCGACAAAATGGCGGAGAAAGCGCCGAGGCAGGACACGAGCACAGCCCAGGTCAGCGCCGGCTTCGTGACGGTCACCGAGTTCGTGGACAGCGTTCCGTCGGTCGTGGGCGAAAACGTCTGGACCCACGTGAAGAATGTTGAGCGCATGAGGAGAACGCCCGAGCATCTAACGCTACTATCCATTGGACAGCAGTCCGAACGAGAGCTGCGGGATCGCTTTCGCGTGGAGGTCCTACTAACCGACGCGGATGGCAGGGCTTACCCCCGGCCGATGCTGAGACGCCTGGAGGCATGATGGACCCCGTCGTGATCGCCGTCGTGCGCTCGGCCGGTAGGCTCACCGAAGGCGAGCTACGCTATCAGCTCCAGAAGCGCGGGCATCCCATGTGCGACAGCGCCGAGCTGCTCGGCGAGCTGGTCGATCTTGAACGCTGGGGTCTCGTCAAGACCGAGCTGCTGATCACGGCGGCGAGAGCATGACGGTCCCGCCCGCAAGCGCGGCGGCCGAGTGGCAGGTCGTGGCGCACATGATCGACAAGCCGATGACGATCCCGGAGGTCGTCGGCATCCAGCTTGAGAGCCGGGACTTCGCCTCCACCGACGCGGCCTTGCTCTACGCGACCGCGACGGAGCTGTACTACTCAGACCTGCGGGTTGACCCAGTGATCGTCGGCGAGCGCCTTAGACCGTCGCTCTCGAAGCTCTGGAACGTCGCTGAGGGTCGGGTCTACGAGGAGCTGACGGGCCGAATCGCCCGAGCCGGCTATGCGGAGAACGTCCTAGAGCACGCGCACATCGTGAAGCGGCTCTCGGTCAGTCGCCAGCTCCTGAAGATAGCCATCCAGGCTCAGGGTGAGATCGCCGACGGGCGACTGACTCCACAGGAGATCGGCGACAGGATGTCGGCCGAGGCGCTGAAAGTCACGAGCGAAACGATCAGGCGCTCGGAGCTGCTCACCTGGATGGAGGTCGGCACCGAGTACGCCAAGCACCTGCGTCGGCAGCGCATCGCCCGCGAGCAGGGGATCGAGCTGGCCGTCTACACGGGCCTGCCCTTCATCGACGACTGGACCATGGGGATAGCGCCCGGGGAGCTGATGTTCCTCGCCGGAGACCCAGGTGTCGGCAAGACAGCCATTGCATGGAGCGCCCTCAAGGGGTTCGCCGATCGCCAGCTAATGAAGCTCCGCGATCAGCAAATGGCGACCCTGGTGCTCTCGCTTGAGATGAGCCTGATCGCCTCGACGGCGCGGCAGGTGCAGGCCCTCACGAAAATCGACGGCATGCGCCTACGCTCCGGCGATATCTCAGATCGCGAGTGGAAACACATCCTGCGCGACTGGAAGGATCACGAGAACCTGCCGATCTTCTTCAACTTCGCATCGTCGTTCCGTCTGTCCCAGATGAGAGCATTGATTGTGGAGGCGATCCGCAAGTACAACGTGGGGTTCGTCGTCATCGACCACTTCAGGCAGATCGATGCTGACCAGAAATTCGCAAATTCCAATGACGCCGACGAGGCCAAGGTGCGTTTCCTCAAGGAGGAGATTGCAAAGGATCTCAACGTCGCGGTACTGTGCCTGGCGCACACGATCAAGGTCGGCCGAGGCGAGGGTGACCGCCGCCCGAAACTCTCGGACCTACGGGGCAGTGGCCAGATCAGTGCGCATGCAGACTTCGTCGCGTTCATGTACCGACCGGCAAAGCATGCCGGACCGGAGGAGATGTCCATGGGCGCGATGGATGAGACGGACGCCGAGCTGGTCTGGAGCAAGAATCGACACGGCACAGACGGCATAGCGCCGTTTTACTTCGAACCGACAACGATGACCGCCCGAGCGCGGTACTGAGAGGAGCAGCAAATGATGGACGGAGACGGCAGTGGATTCAGTCAGGGCCTCGACGATGATCCCTTCGAGGGCTCGGAGTTCGACGACGAGCTGATGGGCGGCGGCGAGTCGGAGGGCGCGACCACCATCTCGCAGGCGGCTCAGGCCGCAGTGACGCACCCCGCGCCGGCCGAGGCGGCGCAGCCCATCGCACAGGCCGGGGTCGCCCAGGAGCCGGAGCTGCCCGTCGTGAACAGGGAGGGCGAGCCCGTCGACCCTCCGATTGCCCCTACGACTGGGGCATCGACTGTCCAGCCTGTCGCGACATCGCCAGCGGCGACTCCCGAGCCGGCTTCGGCCCCCGCCGATCAGACGGCGCCTTCGAGTTCCGAGTCCCCCGTTCTGAGTGGACCTGGTGAGCCCGGTGAGCTGCGCCGGGAGCCCGAGGAGGTCACGCCGGAGCGCGCAGCCGAGGAGCTGTCGGTAAACGCGGCGGTCGCCGAGGCACTGGTCGCCGACCCGTCGGAGCCGCAGGAGACGGAGAAGGCCGCCCGTGGTGGGGCGATGCTGGGATCGCCGGGCGAGCCGGAGCCGGACCCTACGCAGCCTTTCGAGCCGCCGAGCGCATCAGAGCCGACGCAAGACGTGCTTGAGCCCCTAGAGCCCGAGGACGCAGCGCCGCCGGAGCAGGTGGCCACCAAAGACGGGCGAGTGACGCACAGGCGCTATGTGGTCCTGACCCCAGACAGGGGCGGCGTTTTTAGGCGCGTCTACTGGTACGAGAAGAATGGCGAGCTGTGCACGCGGGGCACACCGGGAGCGAAGCGCCAGAGCCTCGCGCTTGCGCGAGACGCGGACGGCGCCCGAGCCATCGCCTACCGAGCGTTGGGCAACGAGGGCCCAGTCGATCTCGTTGCGGTCTCGGAGTCCAACTTCCAGGTTGTGACAGTCGAGCCCGACGAACCGAAACCTGCCAAGCGCAAGCTGAAAATGACCCGGCGGTAGGAGAAGAGTCCGATGGCAGAGCAGGTGAAAGCCAACGAGAAGGAGATGCAACTCAAGATCACGGGTTGCTCTCCCGTCTATTCGGGGAAAAATACACGCGGCGACGACTATACGATCTTCGAGATATTTGCGGAGAAGCCAGACGGCACGCCGATAACCGAAAAGCTCAGGGCTTTCACCGCTCTGCCGGTCGGACAGTTCATGGACGTGACAGTAAAAGCCTTCAACAGCGAGGAGCACGGACGCTCCTTCACCGTCTTCCCAAAGGACAAGAAAGCCAGTGCCACCCAGGCCGTGAACGAGCTGACCGAGATGGTCACCGACCTCATGCGCCGGGTGGGAGAGTTGGAGAGGCGCGGTGGTGTCTAGGCGACACCCGTCCGAGTGTCAGTGCTACAGTGTCCGCCGAGATGAGTAACTCGTCGCTTAGCGCCGTCGAGCTGGAGCCCTACGAGGGCCTGATCTTCACCACGGCGCGCAGATTTGCCACGAGATGCGGGATGGAGGAAGAGGATCTCCGTCAAGAGCTACGGCTCAAGGCGGCTCAGGCGGTGGTGAAATACGACTCCTCGCGGAGCAGGCAGCCACTCGCAAACTGGGTGTTCAGCCTGATAGTGAATCGGGTGACAGATCTACGGCGCACACACATGCGCCAAAGGCTGAGCGTGGGCCACATCGAGGATTTCAGGGGTCACAGTAGCGACGGCAGTGATATGGACCTCAGCCAGTTCGAGCTGCGCTACTTTCACCTCGATCACGACACCGTCTACGGGCGCATCGATGAGGGCGGGTTCGTAATGCCCGCGACCCTCACCGAGCGCGAGACGAACGTGTTGCGCCTGCTCCTGCTCGACTACTCCAAGGTGGAAGCCGCGAAGATCCTCGGCCTCACCGACTGGATGGTGTACGAAGCGGTCGAACGGCTGAGAGAAAAGCTCAGCGACTGGCACCCTACCTCACAGCCCGACAACTGTTCAGTTGTCGGGCTGCACGGCGCCGAGCTTCCCGTCGCTGCCTAGCTCGCGGCCGTGCAAAACGCCGGCTAGGTAGGAAACCAGCATCGCGTAGACCCAGCTCCTGACAGCGCCCTCGGCATCAGCTATCTCCTCGCGAAGGTTCAGATCGGACCTCTTGAACTGGGCCTCGACCGCGACTATCAGCTCGTCGAAGCTCTCGCGTGTGGCGAGCATAATCGCTCCGCCTGTGGCGTTGATGTCTACTCCTAGCGCCGCACAGTTGCCCTCCAGCGCCGCGAGCGCGCTCGCGGCGTCCTCGTTGGACCACATCGGCCATCGCTGGATCTCCGCGAACAGTTCGGCGACCTGCTCCTCGGACTTCATGCCACGAGCCCGAGACGCTCAGCGAACGCGCCTTCCGTCTGTTCGCCAACGCGCTGGATGTCGGCCTTTGCGATGCGTGCGTAGGCAAGGGTCTGATCGATCGAGCCGTGTCCCATCGTGATCTGGAGGTGCTCAAGCGGCATGCCGGCGCGCAGGCTCTCGGTTGCGTAGGTGTGACGGAACGGGTGCCAGTTCCAGACCTTACCGGAGAGGCTGATCCCGTTGTGCATCTGGTCGAGTGTCATTGGCGTGAGGTAGTCCGGTGGGTACAGCCGGAGCCACGGTCGGTTGTGGGTGACGCCGAGTCGCTCGCGGAACTCCAGCCATTCGGCGACGGCTAGGCGTGAATGGGCCATGTAGGGGACCTCGCGTTCCTTCGCCGTGCCCGGTCCCTGCTTGGCGGTGACGACGATCACACCGTCGTTGTCGGGGTGAATCTGGGCCATCGTAATATGGCATATCTCGATGCAACGCAGGCCCTCCTCCAACGCGAGTGAGACCTGCGCCTCCAGCTGGTAGCGCCTCGCCCATAGCCAGATCCCCCGTTGGATCGGCGTCTTGCCCTCGTCGAAGCGCTTGAGTTTGCGAGAGCCCTTCCCGCTCAGCGGCGGTGACGGGTAACGCTCGGCCAGCTCGCGGTAGAAGGTGCGGATCTCGCTGGGTGTGTAGGGCTTCGGCGTAGACTGCGCGGAGCTGCCCCGTGGGTTCGGTACGGCTTTCAGGCGCAGGCGCAGCTCGGCGTCGATGAGTCCCGCTCTAAAGGCCCACGTGTGAAAGGCGCGAATCATCCCGTGCTTCGTTCGTACGGTGTTGGGGTGAAGACCACGGTCAATCTCGGCACCCATCCACTCCATGACCTCGCCGGGTTGCATCTCCACCAGCGGACGGTCATTCAGCACTTCCTCGGCAAAGCTCCCCAGCAGGGCAAGCTGTTCCTTGCGCCGCTGGGGAGTCACGCTGTTGGGCGCCATGTGCTCTTGCTCAAAGCGCAGCAGCAGCTCCTTGTTCGTCATGGGCTTAGGACGCGGTCCCGGTCCCGGGGACGGTGGTGACCTTCAGGGCGAGGCTCGCATCCTCCAGGCGCTGCCTGCGCTCGGCCAGCTCGGAGATCTCAAACGTCAACGCTTCGACCCGACCCTCGACGTGGGCGATGCGCCCGGTGACGGTCGCCAGCTCACGTGAGACGTGATCCTCGACCGACAGGGCATCGTCCGGCCGAGCGTCGAGCAGGGTCGGTTCACCTTTGATACCCGAGCGCTTGGGGGCGTCCGCCTTCGGCCGTGAGGTGATGGCCTGCCCTGTCCGGGCGCGCGGGCTACGGCGACCGCGCCGCGATCCCAGGCCGCCGATTTTGTAGCCGGCCTCCTCTATCCGCCGTTTGTGCTGGTAGATGCCGTTCACCGAGATGCCCATGACCTTTGCGGCCTCCTCGGCATCCTTTCCTGCGACCAGCAGGTCATGCACCCGCTGTTGCTTCGGTGTGAGCTTGGCTTTCGCCATCCTTGTCAGCCTCCGTTTTGGTTTGTGTTTTGTTTGTTGGGTGTGTTGGATGGTACTACAGCTGGCTGCGCTGACTGCACCTTCGCAACGATGCCGTCAGCCTGATCCCCTACCAGCTTGTAACGCTCGATGAGCGCAGTGGCTACGTCCTGCGGTGGGTACCCCATAGCAAGCGCCGCCATGGCCTCCCCTTCCATCGCCGCCTCCCGACGTGAGGCAGCCTTCCTAAACGCACGGGCCTTGTCGGCGAGGGCGTTTCGGTAAGGAGAGAGGACATCCTTCAGCACGATCTTGCCATCGACCGAGCCTGGCGCCATCCAGGAGCCGAATCGGTCATGCACGTAGTAGGTGACGCCCTCAGTGCTGAGCCGAGCGTGCAGGTAGCCGTCGGGGTGCATGCTGAACTTTGTGATTCGGAAGCTGTCGCAGCGTCCGACTGGCTCGATCACGTCGCGTGCCGCCTCTGCCATCAGGCGCTCGTCTTCGGCAACTCCACGCTCGTCGTCGCTCACTGGGCCTCCTGTTCGTTGGTGGTGGTCTTGCCGCAGCCCTGGCAGGTTGGGCACGGCGCTGGGAGCGTAGGTGGTCCGACACGCCCGGCACCCCCGCACTGCGGGCAAGTCACGATCTCCACGCCGCACATGGCGCGCTCCACTAGCTCTCGGTCGGACACGTGTCCCGTCATGAGACGATTTCACCCACCTCGCCCACGGCGTCGGCGTCGGCGTCCTCTATGTAGGGCAGGTGGACGACACCAACGCGCCCGGGCTCGTGGCCGAAGCTCATGCGGAACAGCGCCACGATCGCTTCGCGAACCTGATGGATCGACCCCTGGCGTGGCAGTTCCGTCATGCCGACCTTCGCCTCCACCGAGTAGCCCTCGGTGTCGCAGGCCCGCGCGATGATTACGTACTTGATTGCATCGGTCATTCGATCGGTCTCCTCGTGCTCGTGGGTGGGAACCTTGCGTAGCTTTATGGTTGTCGCCGGCGTGAGTCGTAGGGCTTTGTGAGGAAGGCCCAGAATGTCCGTGGGTCGCTTAGGTCATAGCCCATCGCCTCGCCGCTACGTTCCTCGGCGATCGACCGGTCGATGATCGGCCGGCCCTCAACGGCCGCGACAGCCTCGACGTAATCGGGGTGAATCTCGACGCCCCAGTAGCCCCAGTGGGTCGGGTCGAGCGACTCGAATCGACCGCCGTTGCCCGCTGCGATTTCCACGGATTCCCAGGTCGGCATTGACAGCTCCAGTAGCTCGTCGTCGGGCGTGACGGCCCAGGCGTGAGTGGTGTAGTGGCCGAAGCCGGACGAGTAGACCCCCCTCGAAGTAGCGAAGAGCCGGGTCGATGCGCACGGCAGCGATCGCATTTTCGAAGCACCGCAGGTTCTCACCCATCAGGTGCCGGTACTTTTCGGGCAACACTCGTCCCGCGAAGAAGCGGCCGTGCTTGAGCAGAATCTCCGCCGCCCCGGCATAGACGGTGCCGGAGGCACGGGGCTCACGGAGCCACTGGGCCACCCGCCGTTCAAGCTCTCGCCTGAGGGCGATGCGGTTACGGTCGGCTGGCGTGGTGCCGGTGAGGTCGTTGAACAGGCTCATCGGGTCTCCGGCCTGTAATTAGGCCCGGTGCTGATCCCGGGTCGCCAGTCGCGCTGCGAGCCCTTGCTGTCATCGAGGCCCAGCTCTTTCAGCCGGCGCCGGCGTTCCTCGTCGTTCAGCATGAGACCTTCGGGGAAGCCCACGGAGATGGCTTGACCGGCGGCCGTCACCCAGATGTGCGTCTGGTCCGCCTGGTCTACCAGTCGTGCCTCGGCCGGGAACAGCTCGAAACCCTCGCGACCCCAACCACAGATCTCGTTCTTGATCGCCTGGAGATCGCGCCAGTCATGCGCGGGCGTCTTGTCCCAGCGCTTGATCGACAGGTGCATTGGCCCCGCGCGCCCACGGTCGCCGAGATACATAACCTTCACTTCGTATTCGTCATTTTTCCACACCTCGTCGATGGTTTCGGCGATTACGAGTTGCTCGTGGTTTACCTCGCCGCGCTTGAGGGGTTGCCATGGGAGTCGGCCGCTCAGCACCTCGAATAGCAGTCTCAGTCGATCGCGCTCCTCGACGATCGCGGATACCTGGTCCCACGGCACCCAGCCTTCACCGCGCGCTTGAACATTATTTACGCGCGGCCATTTGCGGCCGGTCCGTTCGCTTTCGTGTTCACCCCTGTGATCCGGCGGGAGCCAGCACACCCCGTGCTCGCCGCTTATGCCGCAACGCTCACGACTCATCGGTGTGCTCCTTACGGCGCCGCTGGTCGGTCGTACACCTCATCACAGCCTCCTTGCTCGGGCCACGCCCGTCGGTGTTAGTTCACGGCCCTGCGGCGATACTTGGACGAGCCCCTGCTGGAGCAACCACGGCTCCACAAAGAGCGCGACGTTCTTGGTGTCGCGCGAGAAGCCGAGCGCGGTGGCGATCGTGTTGACCGAGGCTCGATACTTCGTCTCTCCGCCGACGACCCGTTCGGCCGAGAGTAGAAACCGCAGCATCCGCTGCATCGGCATCGTGAGCCCGTCGAGCGTGGTCGAGTTGAGGTCGACCACGACTTCCCTGGCGATCTCCCCCCCGATCAGCCCCTCGGCCAGCGAGCTGGCGTTGCGGAGATAGCGGTTGAGCTGGCGCGGGTTGGCGCGCGACGCCCCGGCGAAGATGCGCGCGGCCACGGCCGTGAGCCCCAGACCCAGCGCAGCGGCGTTGTGGCGGGCCAGCACGGCCATGTCATCGGTCGTATAGGGGTCGAGCTGGGGTTGGAGCGGAAATCGCCCCAGGAACGGCTCAGGAAGCAGCCCCGCGTCGGTCGTGCACCCGATGATCGTGATCGCCGGGAAGTCCACGACCCCGGTGCTGGTCACTAGCCGGCGGTCCTCCATGACCGAGAAGAACGCCTCGGGGTCGGCCGCCTGGGTGATCCCACGTCGATCGCCGCTGACCTGCATGTGGATCTCGTCCACGATCACCACGTCGCCATCCTGGGCCACCTGGCGCAGCTGCTCGAACACATCGGTGGTCACGGGTGCACCCACCTGGAAGACTCGGCGCCCGGATTCATGGGCGATCACCTGGCCGAGCGTCGTCTTTCCGGTCCCCGAGGCACCGACCAGCAGGATGTGATCCAGGGGCCGCCCGCTGGCGCGAGAAGCGCCCACGATGCGCCCCAGCAGCCGCTTGAGCCGCTGCTGGCCCACCATGTCGGCAAAGGTCTGGGGCCGCAGCTCGTTGGCCGAGCGCGATTCGAAGTCGAGCGGGGCGATCGTCGTGCGAGCTACCTGCTCCTCCGGCACAAGCGTCAGCCGACGGGCCATGTGCTGGGTGGCCTTGGCGCGGTCACGCTCCATCACGTCTGCGAGCGTTCTCATGCCTCAACCCCGGTTCTCTTGTGGGTTCTCATGTGGTCGAGGACGGTACCCCAGTCTTGCTCGGGCTTGCCGCACTCGATGCATCGAGTGGGGTCTTCGCCCGGCGCACGTTGAGTCAGCGGTTCCCAGTGTCCGGCGGGCGCAGTCTCGATCGCGCAGCGACCGCAGAGCGACCACTTGCGTTTGTGGTGACGGAAGCCGATCACTGGCATCCCGGCGGTGTGGGTGACAATCGACCCCATGTTAGGGTTTCACCTTTCTGTACTCCGCGATGCCCCAGACGATTGCCCAGCAGCACCAAAGATAGTGGTTGTCCCACTCACGCATGTCATATTCGTATGCGTCGCGGATGGTAAGCCGGTCGTGCTCGAACCCCTCCAGTCGTTCGATGGCCGCGCGCCGGTCACATGGCTCTTCGACGTCAAGGAGCTGTTCCCTTACCGCCAGCCGTAGGTCGGCGACTACTCGCAACCCCGGGTCGCCGGGGTCGCCCTCGTCCACGCCCTCCCCGATCTCCTCGACCGCTTCCTTCAGCCATTCCTCCACGGTACGCCGATAGGCGTCAACGGTGAACACGCGGGTCGCTGCGCGGTCCGGGCGCGAGGTGATCTTCTCGGCCCAGTAGTCGGGACTGATGGTGTCCGAACCACCAAAGAAGTCGAACATATCGGGGATGCGCGAGAAGGTGTGATCCTGAACATCCCCGGCAATCGCAAGGTGCCCGGGCCAGGTGATGATGTCGAAGCCGTAAATGTAAGTGCGCGGTGCCTGGAAGCGAAGGTGTCGGTAGAGGCCCTCGTCGTGAAGGACGCGCATCTCGTGTTGCTCCGTATCGGCACGGAAACGCTCCCGTGCCACCATGTAAGGGTCACCACCGCCCATCATCACTCACCACCCAGTCCTTTCAGTTGCTTGCGCATCAGCTCGATAGCCTGATCGACCTCTTCGCTCTCGTCGGCCAGCGCGGCGTTGTAAGCGGCGGCCCTGCGTTGAAGTGACCTGAGCTTCGACCAGTGCACCTGGATCACGTTGCCACGGATAGCCTTGGTGCGGTCCTCGTAGGCGAGCACTTTGCGCACCTCCTCGATCGCCTGCTTGCTCTCTTCGAGCGCGCTGGCAATGTGGTGGCGACGAATCAGCTCCCGCTCACTGGCGCCATCGGCCAGTGGGACCGAATGCAGGTAGCCCCGGTGCTCGCTAAACAGGCGGTCGAGCACTTCGGACAACGCCTCGACCTGCTCAGCGTGCCGCGCGAGCACAAAGTACACACCTCCAGCCTGACCGCGAAGGCTAGTACCTGACAGCCCGACGATCCCACGACCCTCGTCGCTGTCCTGCTTGATGTAGTTGCGGATGATCCCACGGACCTTGCGACCCGTGACGCTCTTCGCGTACTTCTCCACATAGTTATCGATCTCCGTCATCATCGGCAAGCACTCCGCGCGTGGCACGCCGCCGAGCACGTAGTATTTCACCTCGTCTGTTTCCTTGTTGAAGATGACACGCATGGCTCGGGGGTAATCGACGGCCTTCTCCTCCAAGTCACGAACAACCCGGCTGATCTGATAGACGATCTCCACCTCACCGTTCACTACGTCCACAACGTCTGTCTGCGTGATCGTGCGATCGGGATTGGTCACGCGAGCTTCCTGGGCACGCATCGCGCGCCGGAAGATATCGGCGGCCTTCTGATCGCGCGGCAACGGCTCGGGATCGAGGCCGGCGAGTAGCCACTCACGACGCAGCTTGCTGATCTGTACCGGCTCCTCCGGCATCGAGAACCAGCACACGTAGCCAAGCGGTTTGATCTTCGAGTCCTTGCTTACTGCCACCAGCCCGTCAAGGTTCCTCCCCGGACGGGAGGTGGTCGCGGACGACATTTTTGGTTCTCCGTTCATCGAGTGTTAGTTGGAAATCAGGATATGTGTGTCGCGAGCATCGTCGTGGCGTCGCTCGGGTCAGTAAGATCGAAATCGCTGACGGGCACGACGTGCTCGCAGTATTGGTCCAGGTAGTTGAAGCTGCCACCGATGCCGATGCCCCACAACCTGACCCCCATTTCTGTGAGCTGATTGCGCAGGCGCTCATCTTCGACGCTAAAGCCGGCCTCGCCGTCGCCGACCATGACCAGATCGGCCTTGCGGAACTCCGGCGCCTCGGACATCACCTTGGCCGCAGCCTGCACGCCGATCAGCGGGATGGTGCCGCCACCGAAGAAGTGAGAGCACATCTCCACGAGCAATTCGGGATCGAGGCCCTGCTTAGCCGGGAACATCCACTGTTCCGTCGAGCCGGAGAACTCGATGAGGCCAAAGTCTCGCTTCTCGGTCCTCGCGATGTGGAGTAGGCACATGGAGATCGCTCGCGCCCACACGTTCCGCTCACCGTCCATCGAGCTGGAGCCGTCAACGATCATGAGGATCGGACCACGACCAGCGTGCTCCTCCCCGACCGTGGAGTACACCAGCAGCTCGCTGCTCACGTACCGGGACAGGAAGTCGTCCTCCAGGTCGGCGTCCGCAAACGCGGCCAGCTCGCCAGCGGTGATGCGGTTCAGGGCGTCACCGAACTTGACATCCACAATCTCGTCCTGGCCGCCAGTGACACGCTTCGAGCGGTGGAAGCGGATATCGCGGTCGAGCCGGCCAAACATCTCGGCCATGCGCTTCAGGTCGGGGTTGTTGGTCCACTGCTCGGCGATGCTCAGCGCCTGCTCGGGCGACTTGTAGTGAGGCTCACCCGCGCCGAAGCCCTGGCCAAAGCTCGGGATGCCAGCGCCAGATTCCGCCGCTTCACCCCCCGCAGCCGCCGCCTGGGCGATGGCTTCAGCCGCAGCGGCAGACATTGGAGTGGCAGATTCGGCAGCGCCGATGGCCTGCTGTTGGGCCTGCTGCTTGGCCTTCACCTGTTCGGCGATCTGTTCCTTCAATGCCTGGGGTATCGGCTGGCCGTTTTCGTGGTGGTTGCGCGCTTCCTGGCGTAGACCTTCCAGCCCCTGCATCGCGGACTGGGCCTGTTCGCGCATCTGTTCGTATTCCTGCGACTCGCGCGCCTGCACCACAAGCTCCTCGGTGAGCGTGTCCTTGAGCTTGTCGAGCACGGCCATCGTCGCCAGCGCGGACATCGCGGGGTCCTCGCGGGTGACGTTACGAGACTGTGCGTGGTCGTCCGTCGAGAAGAGCTTGGGCAGGATGCGTTTATGCAGCGAGACGCCGGGGTCGACCGGATCATCAACGAGCTTGGGCTGTTCCCGGGAGTGATAGCTGTAGAACACGTCCCGAGTGAGGTCAGCCCAGGCCTTGTACGGCTCGGCTTTTTCACGCGCAGCCTTGGCGTCACGCGCAGCCTTCTGATACTCCTGGATCTCTTGCTGCGAGGCGGTGGTGATGTCGATCATGTCCGGCTCCGGCACGTCGGGCACGATCACCGGCGCCTCTTTGACGGCCATGCGCTGGAAACGCGGGCTGTCTTCCACGTAGGTGTTGTGCTCCAGTTGGTCGATCGAATCGTGAGCGACCACAGAGCGGTCCAGCTTCACCTTAGGCGCAGCGATGCGCTGTCCGGCGTGACCGAACAGGCGCTGTAGTCGCTCACTGATTGGCATGGTGGTCCTTCCCCCCCCTTTAGGAGCTGTAGGTCGCCCGCTCGTTGTCGGTGGGATAGATGACGCCCAGCTCAGGGTCGTCTACCGAGAAGGCGATAAAGTCGTCGCTTGCGGCGGCGTAACGGTTGATCGCCCGTTCGAGAAAGCTCACGCCGTAGGGCTGTGGCGCGGGCTTGGCGGGAATCGCGGTCTTCGTGAGTGGGAGCACTAGGACTGTTCCGACATTCCTCCTCTCCTCGAAGGGAATCGCGGCGCCGCCGCTTTCCAGCTCGTCGGCCATCGTCCGGAGCGCTGTGACTGCCTTCGGGCGCAGTCGCTCGATCGCGGCCTCGCGCTTAGCCGTCCAGCCGTCACGTTCTCGTACGAGCCTATCCCGCTGCTTAGTCGCATCCGAAATCAGCTTTTTCCTGTCGATCTTGATTTTCGCGGCCATGTTGCTCCCTTTTTGTGGTGGTGGATTGCTAAGCGGCCTCGCCGGTGAGGGCCGTCTCGGCCCATTCCAGCGCGGTTGCGATCTGCGCAGCGACCCCTTCGAGCATCGTCACGTCCTGGCCCTGTTTCTTGCCGTCAGCGATGGCGGTGGCGCTGTTTTTACGCAGCTTGCGGAGGTTGCGCATCAGCTTCCAGCCGCTGTCCATCAGCTCGTCCTTCTCCTCCTCGGTGCCGGCGCCTTCGAGGTTCGACTTCAGCTCTTCCATTTCGAGGTTGATCGGCTCGAATGCCTCACGCAGTTCCGTCGCCTTGCGAGTAAACCTGCTAGCGAACTCCAAGATCACGTTGCGCGCCGAGTCGATGTCATCGGGTCGATCCCAGGCCATGTGCTGGCAGGGCAGCAGATCGTCAGACGCCACGGTGGTGCGTTCGTTTGACCATGCGCGCGCCTTGATGACCTTCCACATCTGCCCGATGCGTCGCTGGCTGGGAGGATGGGAGGCCTCAAGCCATTTCGCCTGAGCATTGACCATCGTGTCGCGGATCGCGTCCGGGACCTTGACAGTGCGCACCTCCTCGCGGATGGCGTAAATCTCTTCGAGCGACAGCGGTTCGAGGCCGGTCGTGTCGATCCCTTCGCTCTGGAAGTCCAGCTGGATGTCCGTGACCGCGCGCCGGTCTTCCGGCGAGCGCACTTCCTTCACGATCTTGGTGATCCCGATACGGTTACGGAACGCAGCGAGGTCCTCGCGGTCGGGCAACTCGTTGGAGGACATCAGGATCGCCAGGAGCTGTTTGCAGTCCTGCACCACACCACCAGTCTTTAGGATGCGGTTGGCGAGCAGATCGAGCAGCGGGTTGAGCATCGGCGGTGAGGCCTTGAACACCTCGTCGAGGTAGGCGTAGTTTGCCTCGGGGAGGTAGCCAGCCGTGAGACGAGCGATCTTGCCTTCCTTCATCGCCATGATGTCCCGTGGTCCCAGCACCTCGTCTGCCGATTGGTCCTTGGCGAGCAGGTGCGAGAACAGTGCGCTTTCGGTGAGACACTCGTTCACCAGAAGCTCGATCATCCACGTCTTGCCAACGCCGGGATCGCCGAGCAGGAGCATGTCCACGCCCGAGATCGTTGCAAGGCCGAGTAGTTCGATCTCCTCACGTCTGTCGATGTTGTGCCGGTCGAGGAACCCGTCGGCGCCAAAAATTGTCTGGTAGCGCTGAACGAGCGTCTGCTGTGCGGTTGCGGTTGCCATGTTTACCCCTGCTCCTGTTCGTATTTCACTTGCCGTTCCGCGATGCCGATTAGGTCATCCAGCATCTCCGCCATGCGCTGTACCGAGGCGCGGGCTTGGCGGAGGACTGCGCCGGTTCGCTGTGAAAGGTGTAGCGATCCTTCACGTCGATTGCAGGCTTGCCGTCGCGAAGCACGATCGATTGATCTGTCATGACCTTTGTACCTCCTCGTTGTCGGTCTCGATCTCTTGCCAGTGGTGGCCCGGGTTGCGCGGGTGATCGTTGCGGCCCACCCTGGCCTCCTCCACCGTGTACCACGACAGCGAGTCACTTCGATACTCCTCCCTGATGACACCCATGATGCGCGCCATCGCAGCGGGTGAAAGCTCGCCGAGATAGATCCGGTTGAATGTGCGCTGCCCAATGCCCATCGTTACTCGCTTTCGTTGTGCGGCTCGTGAAGTTCCTGCGCCTCGGAGTGATTTATGCGCACGATTGCACCGTCTCGCGGCCGCTAACCAAATACTTGCCGCCGGTCTTGACGTGGAAGTCGTCAAAGCCGTTGTATGGCCCAATGATCGCCTCTCGGTCGATCAGGTAAAGCTGAGCGATCCATTCGCCCCACTCATCCCACGTGGCGCCATAGCCGTGGCCGGCACCTACGGTGCCGCTGTTGCGCCGCCGCCGCCCGGGAATGGGTGCCGCGTCGAGCTGAACCTCATAGGCACGATCGCGCTTCCTCGATCCGTGGAGGGTCGATTCGACCGTGATGTCTTTCAACCCTGCGCGTTCGAGCGCAGCTGGGAAGTCGTGATAGTGCAGCTTGGCGGTGTGGACTCTCATGGCAACTCCCTTGTAAAGTTCGCGGGTTCGTGTAACTACCAATCCATACAGCGGTGTATGTCGTCGCCCTCGCGGGCTTTGCTTATCCCCTTGATGTCGAGTACCTTCGCCGCTTGGTCTGGCGAGAGGCGATAGAAGCCGCCCGTGCAGTTACGCTCCCAGGAGAAGAAGCACTGTGGCTTGAATCCAAGCGCCGAGACCATGCTGCGTCTGGCCCTGTGGCTGGTCGCCTTGATAAGTACCGTGGCCGGTTCGTCGGGCGTCTCGTCGACGATCCCCCACCGACCCACCGTGTTGCCGTTGGCGTCGGGCACGCCACCCTCCCAGTAGCCTTCGCGGAGCGCCTCAGCGACGCCGTAGACAGCCTGAGCTACATCCTCCAGGTCGCTCATGGCATCGTTGCCGAGCTTGATCTGGACGGTGAGGACTGACATGGAGGGCCTCCGTAGATTCATAGGTGTTTGTGGCGATGTCCGGCGCGTTTGTGGACGGCTTCGGCCAATATACACGAACGTTCAAGGCTGGGAAAGTCGGAATGCGGGGAGCGGTGATGTACCACGGTCAACGGGGCTTGTTCGCGGCTCCGTTCGTATAGCGACTCACCCCGAGCGGCAGCGCGGGAGCGAGCACCCGAAGGTGCTCGCAGTGCGCGAGATGTTCAGGATCGAGCCGCGCGAAGCTGCTCGATCTCAGCGTCTGTGATGACCTGACCGAGGATGGCGGCGCCGACGTAGCCAAGAGGCGTGCCGGTCATCGTGGAACCATCCACGTGAATGAGGTGCGGCGCGCCAGTCTTGACGTGCACGCCGCGCGTGACGAAACAACCTTCGCCAGTGACCGCGCGAGGCGCGCCGTCGTCAATGCGAAAGGCAGGCGGGCGCCGCGCGACCGTAAGAAGCTCGGCCACGTGCGATGCGTCGGACTGCTTAGCAGCTGCGGGCATTGTGAATTGCTCCCGTGTTGGTTGGATGCTTACACAGGGGACAGTCCGATGACCCAGCCAAACCTTACAGGCTGACACTCGATCCGTTGTAAGGTTCCGAGCGGTCAGCGGACTGTCCCTTATGAATCACGATCCTCCTACCCCAATCGGCCGGAGACTACGACGCCACCCACACTCAATCTCATCGGGGTGGACGCAAAGTCTCCGGCCGAGCGGATGGAAAGTCCAACGAGCGTCCATGATTTGACAGACGGTCGAATGGTCTGTAGCTTTCTATCCGACACTCGTCTTACGGAAAGCCAACCGAGAGGAATCGTGAAATGTCCATCCTGACTCCAAAGCAGTGGCGCGAACAGCGTCAACTCCTCACCCCGACAGAGCTACTCAGCCGCTGTAAGTCGGCGGCCCGCCTAGAGATGCGCGGCCAGATGTTCTCGACAGACGACCGACTGGAATGTGCCGCGTCGATCATGGCCGATGGTGTCGCCGAGCTGAAAGGCTCGATGCCACGAGAGGGCGATCAGCGTCACTCGCTCAACGCCTACTGTGGCCGCGCCAAAAACTACAGGCGATCCATCCAGCGCCAGCGAGACCGCGACGCGGCAGACGCCGAGCGCTGCGCCGATGAGCAGGCCTGGACACTCGATGCACTGATGCCCGACTACGGCGTGGACGTCGAGCCTCCCAGCATGGAAACCGCCGCGAGAGCCGCCGAGCACGCCATGCAACGGCTCGACCTGGACGGCGAGAACGTCTTCACGCTCTTCTACGGCTACTGCCGAGACCTGCCTGGGCCAGTCGTCGCAGACGAGCTGACGATCAGCGCCAACGCCTATGACGTGCGCTGTCTGCGCGCCAAGGCGGTTGTGCGGGACGCATACCCGACGGCAGTCGAGTTCCTTGCCGCACTGGTAGGCGAGCCGATCCGCGTCGATGATCCGCTCACCGGCGAGACAATGCTCCGGTTCTGCCTGGAGGATGCCAGCAGCGAGGCGCACAACCGCACTCACTGCCTGCACCAGCCGTGGCGCGAGGGAACAGATGCCGGCAGCTGGCCAACACGGCCAGAGACCGCCGATGCTGCCCGCGCCGTCTGTGAGGTGCGCCAGCGCCGCGCCGCGCCAAAGCTCGCCGTCGAGAACATCCGCAAGGCAACGCGCGGAACCTCGATCGAGCAGGTGCAGGCAGACAGCTTGCTGCGACTCAGCCGCGCGCTGGTCGCAGGGCGCCGATAGGAACTTACTCAGTCCGCCAGCGGAAAGTACCGAGAGCCAACATGGAAGTTGGCTATCCGCTGGCGGACATCGCTGGCGGACATCGCTCATACATACGTCCAAACCACTACAGGACCGTGGGAAAGTCGCCGATACTAGAACCATGATGACATTGACACTCATAGCGGCGCTGCTCACAGCCACCTGGCTGGTGCTCAGCGCCCCACACATGCAGACACCAGACCAGCAGGTGTGCTGGTCAACCACCACAGCAGCACGCATCGACAGCAGCACCACCATCGTCTCACGGCTCCGCTGGGCAGCACACCACCTCAGCCACCCAGGTACAGCGGAGTGCTGGTCGTGAGCACCGACCTCGACGCACGCACAGCCTGGGTAAGGCAGCAGTCGCTCTCATGCGGCGGCACGTACCAGCGCTGGCAGGCAGAACAGCAGACAGCAGAGCGTCGGCGCACACGGCGCGACCGTCGCACCAACCTAGTCCGCCGACTACTCGGCCGAAGGAGCACAGACAGATGACCACCACCACGGAGCGCCAGTCAATCGACCGTGCGAAGGTCGCCGGAGCGAAGATCGTCAACGGCACCACGGCCATCATGGCCACCATCGCATTCCTCACCGTCGCCGCCATCGCCGTCGCAGTCCTAGTCCATGCAGCTACTGACGGGGCAGCAGGGATTTTCGCCGTGATCGGAGTGATACTCCTCTCCAAACACACCACTAAGCCCAAGGAGAGCAAGACAACCCAAAACACACGGGTAGCGACCCTGGCTCAGTGCATCGAAATCCAGCAGCAGCAGGACAGAGAATGGCGCGAGAAGCTCAACCACACCGCGCACAGCAGGAGCTAGAGACCGCAGATGAACACTCCAGCACAGCCCCCATACGAATACAGCGCCGGTGACAAGATCGAAGACGACGACGGTACGTGGGGCGTCGTCATGTATGCAGACCCCGAGAGGGGTGGCGTCGTCCGCTGGGACGATGGAGAAGAAACGGACTACACGTGGCATCAACTCGGGATGCTTCCACCGCAGCGGTGCATGCCCTGACACACGGAGGTTTGGGGGACGCGCACACCACATGGCATGTACTTTCACACGGAACCGTCGCACAATCACACGGTCACGTAGGTCCGTCCAAAATTGGACGGTGGCGCCACGTGCCTCCCCCCCTTCCGCCAAGATTTGGGCCGGTTTCGACGAACGAGCAACACCACACTCCCTCAAGCAGTGAACCCCAAAATCCACTTTCGGCCACGGTAGAAACCTGGCTTTCGCACAATCTCCCCTCGTTGCCTTGGCCCGGGGCTTTGCAGGGCTTTTTCCTCCGCCAGACGGATGGCGCCCGCACAAAGTCTGCCTTTCCCCCAGACGCGTGTCGAGGGGTGAGCCTGGGTGCAAACCACCCTGCCCGAGCATGCCGTGGTGCTGTCGTGGTGGCCTGTGTGCGGGAGATCCCGGGAAAGGGCCGCAAAATGGACAGTCGGCGAGCTTTCCAGGAAAGTTCCGAGGATATGTGTGCATATCCAGGTGGAGGTGTGATATGTTCGTTTAGCCCGGAACACCTGCTCATCAGCCCCGCGCTGAGAGCCAGGAAACCGGGTGTCATATGTCTCGCCTTTCCAGGAGAAGCCCCCGGCGGCCCGGCATGGACTGCCGGGGGTGTGTCCTGGAGGTTGCGGTATCGCCAGTTCGCCCGACGGAGAGCCTCGGAAGGTTGGGGGATTCGACCTCCGAGGCTCTCCCCGGGAAAGGCAGGCGGCAAAAAATAATCGGTTGCGCTCACGCGCAGTTGAATCTCCCAGCCCTCGGTGTAGGATGGATCAAGGAGGATCGTGTGCGATACCAGGCGAGACAGCTCAAGGACGACGAGGCGAAGACTCACCCATGCCTGGTCAACTACGTCGACGTCGCAAGCAATGGCGTTCGCCGAGAAGACCCTGCAACTTGCCCGCGAGAACGAAGCCCGCGCCGGACGCCCGTGGCTGCTCTTCACCTGGTGGAAGGTCACTCGTCGGATCGACCGCCGGAGCGCGTGCGATGAAACGCTACCAATCGTTCAAAATCCTCCGTGCGAGGCGCCGCTATCTCGCGCAGGTGAACGCGGGACAGCCGGCGAGAGTCGAACCGCACCGTTGCCACCCGCGCCGTGACAGGCGCCGACCGGGCAAGCCGAGATGACAACCACCATCGTTCTTCAGCTGGATACCGCCGAGAGTCGCCAGCTCGCTGAGTTCAAGGCCCGAGTCAAGGACAGGCGCGCCCTCGAACTGAGCGACCAGGAGGTCGCCAAGGCGGCGCTCCTCGCGGCGCTCGCCGAAGCGCGCGTCGCCCCCGCAAACGAACGGGGCTTCTACCACCTGCTTCTGTCCTTCGCAGAACTCATGAGGGGGCGTGTGACCACGACAGCGGCAGCCGCCCCCGCGACTGCCGCGACGACGCCTGCCCCCGATCAAGAGACCGTGAAGATCTATACGTGGGTCCGGGTCGTGGGTCTTGAGCCCATCGAGGTCAAGGAGGACGCCGAGGTCGTGCTGGAACAACACCGCAGGGCGCTGAATCACGACAGTCGTTGGGTTGAGCTTCACCCGGCGGCGGGTGGCTTCCTCCTCGTGGTCGCCGAGGACATCCGGGGGATCGTCCAGCGAAACGCCGAGCGACTTTGATGGAGGGCGACGTGTGGAACAGGATTGCAATGATCGAAGCCGCTCGCGTCGATTGCCGATCCCGGGGCTGCACGTGCGGCGACCGCGCGTTGATCGTGACACTCGGGGACAGCGTCATCACCGACGCCGACGTGGCGCTCGGGATCTATCACCTAGCCTGCTGTCCGCTTTGGGTGCCCCGCGATCTGCGAAACCTGCCGCCGGACACCCAGTGTGACTCCATCGTCAATGTTGAGCTACCGGACATCGGCTAGGAACATGAAAGCGATCTCGCTGTGGCAACCGTGGGCCTCCCTCATCATGCTCGACGCGAAGCGCATCGAGACGCGCTCGTGGAAGCCGCCGGAGTCAGTCATCGGGCAGCGAGTGTTCATCCACGCCGCCAAACGGCTGGACCCGTGCGTGCTGGAGGAACCCTTCTCGACGGTGATCGGTGATCCCGCCAACGCACCGATAGGTGTGCTGCTCGGCAGTGTGAAGCTAGAGGGCGCGTGGCGCATCGACCATGAGTGCGAGGCCGGGATGCTCGCGCGGGAGTACCATCGCACGGATGATGGCCGGCGTGACCCGGCTGCTGCCGAGCGAGAGCTGGCATTCGGTGACTTCACTGTGGGAAGGTGGGCATGGGGGCTAGCCGATGTGCGCCCGTTGCAAAGGCCGCTCCCGTGGAACGGCGGCCAACGATTCTGGAATCTCGGCGAGACCCTCGAAGGGCTGCTAGCCCACCACGCGTGATGATTATCGATCGAAGTCGAGCGGGCACATGACCCCCGGGCACCCCGTAGAGGGAGAGGCACGAGAGGCGCGCTGGGGTTCCGGCGGTCCAGGTAGGGGCGCTCTCGCTGCCCTGTTGGGTGCGCTTGAGCGTCGTCGCGCATTGTTCTGGACGGGCCGCGTGCTGATAGAGCTTGACCGCGAGTTTGACCCGGTTGAGGAGGGCACGGGTGCTGTCCAGATGGTCCTCGACGACCAAGACTTCGCGGCTTTGAAGGCGCTGGCCGTCCCGGTCGAGCGGGGAGAGGCACGAGAGGCGACGTGGCAGGACGCGATCGACTGGCTGCGACGTGAATACGCCCACGAGCGGGCCGACACGATCATGCACTACTACGCATATCGCTACGCCGACGACCTTGAGCGACACAAGCCTGCCGCCGTCCCGGTCGAGCGGGAGCACGAGGACACACCAACGTGTCTCCCGATGAGCGTACGGGAGCTACTAGCGGAGCTTTTCCTGCATGTCCAGAAGCACGAGGTCGACGAAGTCGAGCGACGCGTTGCCGACGCGCTCGCGGGGAAGCTTCACTGGATCAGCGACGACCAGCGGGCACTCGAACTTGCGCGTTGCGTCCTCGCTGCTGCTGGTGGCGCCTCAGGGTTCCAAGGGGTCCGCCATCGTTTCGAGGCTGACTGGGTGCCGGTCGACCGGACGCACGACGATGCACGCGCGATGGAGAAGACGCCTGGGCGGCAGGAGGACCCTTGGCATGCGGTCGGTCGTGAGATCGGTGAGGCGCACCGGGAGCGGGAGCACGAGGTCTCAGACGCCGAAGTGAAGGCGGTCGCGGCGATCCTCAGGAACGTATGGCTCAAAGAGCTAGACGGCCTGGGGGTCATCGCGGACGAAGCGGAGAACATCGCTATCGATTGCCTCCGGGCCGCTCGGCGCGCTGCTGTTCGTGGCACCTCACTCGACTCGTGGGAGTTGCCAGAAGGGTGGGAAGATCACGATCTGGAGGAGCTTGATCTCTATGCGCGCAAGCTGACCATCGATGTGGACGAGATGATCGATGCTGGAAGCTTCACCCGCGATGGGCTACGGAGGGCCATTAGCGCAGTTGTGGCGGGGCGTGACACCTCACCCGAGCGCGTGAACGTCCCTGGCTATCGGGTGCGTGGAGAGGACGGGACGCTCGGCAACACGGTAGTCGATCGCCGCAAAGGTGAGCGCCGGCAGGGTGAACGGCGCAGCGAGGCGAACAGCCCCCGGTCGGAAATGCTGCCTCAGCGTCGGGACTGGGGCAAGGGCGATCGCCGGAGCGGGAACGACCGCCGTGACACCTCACCCGAGCAGTCGGGGGGGCCAACCGACGAGGAGCTGACGGAGCTGATCGAGCTTCCCCGTGACCTCGCTGCTGTCTTGAAGGACCCGGGCATCATCATCGCCCAGGACCAAAAGGTATTCGAGCTGATCGCAAAGTGGCAGAACGCTGCGTGTCCGACCCTCGGCGTTACCCCGACCTCACCCGAGCAGCCGGAGGAATCGCACGCGACGCAGCCTGCGGGGCTTCGTGTCGGCGGCCGGGTTTGGAGAGGCGGCCATTGGCGGTCGGCGAGCACCGAAGACGGGGGTGGCCCCGCCATTGTCAAGACTCCCGACGTAGAGCCAGATTCACACGGCGAGCATGCCCCCGCGTCCCATGATGAGGTAGAGCGGCTCGCCAAGTGGCTGCACGGCAATTGCTCCGACATAGAGAAGACCTACACATGGGCGAGATTGCCCTTCTTCTATCGCCACCGCTTTCGCTCACAGGCCCGGGCCGCTCTCGCCGCTACACAGGGAGGCCGGGACTGATGGACCCAAACGGCAACATCTATCTCCTTCCGGAGGACGAGATTCCGGCCGAGGACAAGGCACGGATGGATGGCTACCTCCGAGGCAAGGCTGAGAACGATCTGGAGGTTTCGCGCCTCTTCTTGCAGGTCGGAGTCGAGCGGGAGAGAGCCGCAATGGCTGAGGTTGCAGCACGTGAGGCATTGACCGAACGCGACGAAGCCGAGGCTACACAAGGAGACGGCGACCGTGGATGAATACGAGCGCATGAAGCAGGCGATCGAAGTTGGCCGTGGCGTAGGGCAATCGCCAGTGATGTCGGTAGCGAGGATGAGACCGGTTTGCAAAGACGCTGGTGTTCTCCTGCGCCGCTGGCTTGACGAGCAGGGCGCTACACAAGGAGAGGGCGAGTGATCGTCGGGTACCGACAGATGAATCCCCGCGAGAGGGCATCGATGCGCCGAGAGGTCCTAATCGACATCTTGCGCGAGCGGCCGCTGCTCAGTACAAGCGAGTTGAGCGCCATTCTGCTTGCGGAGACGGGTGGTCCGCCCGCGATGCTTACAGGCGCGATCTTCGCTGGCCCTTGGACGGTCTACAGCGACCTCTCGACGCTCGCAAAGCAGGGCGTCGTGCATCGCTGGAAGGCGTCCGAGCGGCGCGCCGTCTCATGGTCTGTCGCTGATTCGGGAGGAGCGGGCGAGTGAGCCTCAAGGCGATGGAGAAGGTCTGCTGGGAGGCGACCTGCGACAACTGCGGCGAGGGCGACAACTTCGAATACTACGGGAGCTTCCACTACCCGAGCCGTGAGGCGGCGCTGGAAACCATCGTCAGTGACCTTGAGTGGGTCGAGCGCGACGGAATCCTGCTCTGCAACGGCTGCATCGAAAACGAGGATTACCCCCCGGAGGATGTAGAGAAGGCGGTCGCGTCGCTGATTGAGAAGGTGCGCGCCGAGCGGGCCGATGGCTCACCCGAGCACTCGTCCTGCTGTGGTGTGGGCGTCCGTGTTGATAGCGGCGATGAGGGGACGAGCTGCTACGTGTGCGAGCGGTGCGGCAAGCCGTGTGATGCGCGTCGTGGCTCTCCTGAGCGGGGAGGAGAGGGCAAGTGAGCACGCAACCCGACTACGAGTATCGGCTCTCGTGGGAGTGCCCGAGCGCCGCTTGTGTCATGGCTCATCAGGGCGTGGCTTGGGAGACGCTGACGGCTGAGGAATGGGACGGCCTTCCGTGGGAGTCGAGCTACCGGATCGCGGACGGCGGTGACATCTTCACGCAGCGACACACGCTCGAACTATGGGCCGAGCATCACCACGAGCCCGTGCGCAACGTCCGCTTCGCGCGTCGCCCCATGCCCGATCCCGACGAGGGCTGGGACGAGATCGCTGAGCGTGGGGCGACGGGAGTAACCCACTGGAAGCCAGTTGACCGTGTCATGGCGCGGGCCGATGGCTCACCCGAGCACTCCCCGCACATCACGACGGCGCATCGCGTCTATGAGGGGAGCAGCGGTGAGATCGTGGTCGATCCCCCCGTTGACGGGCCGCACGTCTTCATCAACCGGCTGCGGTACGGGAACCTCTCGGAGCCGATGAGCGGGAGGGCGCTCCGCCTGCTACCCAACCCTCCGGTACCCGAAGACGACGACCTGTGGGAAGAGACTGCGGTCGGTGCCGATGGGGACCGTCTTGTCGGCCGTGACGACGTCCTGAAGGTCGGGAACGGCGAGCGGTTCTACACATCGCCTTCGTCAATCACTGCGGGCTCACCCGAGCACTCCACGGAGGAGGCGAAGGTCTGCAAGCTTTGCAACGGGAGGGGTTACCGGAAAGTGGCGGGTGCGCCCTACAGCGAACCGTGTGGCTGCGAGCACTCCACGGAGCCCGAGCGATGAGCGATCGGCTTCGGATCGTCCCGATGATGCGCGACGAGGCGAACGATTTCGTGAAGCGCCATCATCGCCATTCGGGCATCCGCCAGGGCTACCGCTTTGCTCTCGGCGCCGCGCTCGGTGACGAGTTGGTTGGCGTGGCGATCGTCGGTCGTCCCGTGGCGCGTGGTCTGCAGGATGGCTGGACGGCCGAGGTTCTTCGGCTATGCACGACAGGCACGCGCAACGCCTGCTCGTTTCTCTATGGCGCTTGCTGGCGCGCTGCTAGAGCGCTCGGCTATACGAAGCTCGTCACGTACACCCTCGCGAGCGAGGCAGGAGCGTCGCTTCGCGCGTCGGGCTGGCGCGTAGTCGCCGAGGTAAAGGGCCGCGAGTGGACGACCCCGAGCCGCCCACGCGACCCAAGTCACCCACAGGATCGTCTCCGCTGGGAGCTGGCCGAGCACCCCACGACTGAACCGGCTGGACGTAAAGCGGTATCTGCTGAGGATCTCGCGCAGGCGATTGACGGAGTTGCAGCCGGCATGATAGCTTCGCAACGCGCATAGGCCAATATCAACGCAACGAAGAAGGGGAGGTCAGTGGTGGATAGACCCGAAGCAGTGAAGGTGCTGAGGACTCACGCGCAACGTCACTACGGTGAGCTTCGTTACGAGAAAATCACCCTAGTGCCGCTAATCAGGGGTGCGATCCTGGCGTCGACGGACGAAACGGACGGAACGGAGTCTGGGTATGAGGTGGTGAACACGGCGATCGAAGCCCTTCTCGCGCCGGAGGGATCGGTGGCCGAGACGGGAAGCGAGCTGTTCATAGGCCGCGATGGCACCCTGTCGAAACTGGGGTCACCCGAGGCGGCTGGCCCACTGGCCGACGCTCAATAGCTGATGACCCGCGAGATTACGGTTACGTTCGGTGACGCGGGAGAGCCCACGGTCTACGTTGGCGGCGTCCGGCACCACTCGGTGGTCGACGTGATCTACCTTGAGCATGGGGCTCTTGAGGTCGGGAAGATCACCGTGGACCTGACGAGACCCGTGCGTCCGACGGTCGAGGAGCGCATGGCGGCGGCAACGCGCCGCCGCGAGCTGGAGCAGCGCATCAGGGCATATCCGGGAATCGCGACCGAGGCGCTGTTCGTCAACCTCGACTGCCGCACCTATCCAGGCGAGCACCCCAGGGGCGAAATGCTCGTGGATCTCGCGGAGTTGCATCGAGAAGGCAAGATCAAACGCGACGACGAGCAGAAATGGACCGTGATATAGTCGCGCCATGGCCTCGATTGCCGGCAATGTAAGCGCTCTCTCTGCCGCCACGGCGCTCAACCCCGATGGTTCAGCGGTCATCAGCCTGACGGGGTCGGACGTTGCCCAGCAGCTTCGCTTCACGTCTAGCGAGGTTGTCAACATCAGGGCCTCTCTCACCCCGCCATCGTCGATTCCCTTCGAACCGGGGATGAACACTGGAACGGAACCTGAGGACTTCCTTTGCCTCGCCAGGGAGGGTGTCAAGTTCGTCCGCGTCGAGATCAAAGCTGTGGACATATTTACGGCGCCGCCGACCACGTTGTCTCGCGCTAGCCTGGTCGTGGCGGCCTCCACCATCATCGAAGAGTTCGCGGCGCAGGGTATTCGGGTGCAGCTCCTCGTGGGCGCCCACGGTTCGATGGTCTCACCCGAACACATGGCCGCGCTCGGTGACATCGCCAAGCGGTTCGGTCCCCACAGTGGCTTCCGCCTTCCGATCCGGCGGATCGAGCTGATGAACGAGACGAGCATGGGCTACCAGTACAACGACGGTCACGAATCGGCGTCGTACAAGCTGCGCGCTCGCACCTACGCCGAACGCGCCAAGGAAGGCGCGCTCGCGATGCTCCCCTACGGCGTCGGGGCCATCGTGCAGGCCGAGGACGGCGGTTCCGGTTCCAGCGTCTGGGTCGACGAAATGTTCTCCGCCGTGCCGGATCTCGCTAGTCACGCCGGCGGCTGGGTGATCCACGCCTACCCGTCGCAGGGCAAACCGGGTGTCGTCGACACCGGCGGCGCACCGAAGCTGGAGCGGATGATCGCCGACCTCGCTGCGCACGGTGATCACACTATTCCGATCGAAATCACCGAGTGGGGCTTTTGCTCCAACAACGGAGAGGTACTCAACAACGGCCAGCACTTCACCTGGGCGGAAGCGGCGGTGATGGCCAAAGAACACCTCGCAGAAATCAAGGGCATCTGCGGGCCGCGTCTGCGTTCGTTTATGGTGTATCAGGTGCGCGACCAGGCGCCGAGTGTCCCGGCCAGCGCGGACCATGAACGCTACTTCGGTGTGCTCGGCCACGAAGGGCAGCCTAAGGGTGCCTACACCGAAGCCATCGAGCACATCCTCGCCAGCTGACGATTCACCCGCAGTTTGCGTGGTGATCACAGCGGGACGCGCCTCGGTTAGTGTAGGGTCATGCCACATGGACGACCCCGATGCTCCGCTGTTCGACACACCAAAGCTCGACAGGGACGAAGGGATGTCGCTTGAGCCGACGTTCACGCCGATGTGGCTTGCGTCACTGGCGTTGGTCCTGGCCCTCGTGGCGTTCATCGTGGGGAGTCTGGCGCTGTTCATCGCCGTAGGGCCCCGCTGATGCTCGCGACGCGGCCGCCCGACCTCCTTCATCGGCTCTATCCGCTCAAGCGTGAACTGAACGAATATGCCGACAAATATGTCAATCAGGGGCCCGACGGTGAAATGGGTGCCGACTGGGTGGTCTTCGGCTCCTTCGTCTTGCTCCTCCACGGCCTGCGCGAGGGTATCGGCGATGTCGACGTGTTCGTGGCGCCCAGTCTCTGGGTCGCACTGTCCGGCACGCTGAACTGGCGCCTTCAGCTACCCAATCGTAAGGACCCTCCCCTCCTCGAACGCCTCGTCGGCGGGGTCCGCGTCCACGCTTTCTACGCTTGGACGACCAGCGAACCCGTCGTGACAGCCGAGGAGGCGCGCGAGCAAGCCGAGGTCGTCGGGGTGGGCGTCGATGCGTGGCCGTGCGTCCCCCTCTCGCTCATTCGCAGACACAAGATCGCCTCCCGGGAGTACAACCCCGGCAGTGTCGGTCACAACAAGCACCGAGCCGACATCGCGGCAATCGACGGCTACCTCGGGGGTCAAGCGTGATCGAGGTCTGGACCGACGGCGCCTGTTCGCAGAACCCGGGACCGGGCGGCTGGGCGTTTGTCATCCAGTCAGCCGAGGGGACAACGGAGGGCTCGGGCGGACACGTGTCTACCACAAACAACCGCATGGAGCTAATGGCTGCGATCCAGGGCCTCGCCGAACTTCCCGACGAGAGCGGCCCGATCGAGGTGGTGTCCGACTCGGTCTATGTCGTCGAAGGCGCGCGGGTGTGGATGCACAAGTGGAAGGCCAGGGGTTGGCGCAGGGCTGGCGGACCCCTGATCAACGTGGACCTCTGGAAGTTGCTCCACGCCCAGGTCGAGCGACTGTCACCGACCTTCCGCTGGGTAAAGGGGCACGCCGGCCACGCGCTCAACGAGCGCTGTGACGGGCTGGCGGTTGCAGCCGCCCTTCGGGCTACGAGGAAGTTCTCAACCTGACACTCGTCGCCCCGAGGTGAGCAAAAGTGGGGTCTCGGGAAACTCCCTTCTTCCTGCGTCTCCGCAATTAATCATAGCTCTTCGACTCGCTAGCGCTCGCCGCGCCGCCTACGGCTGGTAAGAAAACATAATCACCGTGTCAAATGTCCGCAACGAGCAGGTGAAACGCGATGTGCTCGCCTACGTCAGCTGGGTTTGGAGTCTCCAGGCGCGTGAGCGCGAACGCAACGATCCGGCGATCGACTGGCAGTCCGACATGAGCTGGGACGAGATAATGGCTTGCACCGGATGGGAGGGTCGGAACCTGATCTCGGCGATGACGCTGGCGCCGGGCGACCTCACCGGCAGTTCCGAGATCAACGCGCAGCTCTACTGGCCCGACACACCGCCGCAGCGGTAGATATGTAATGATCCCCAAATCGGTGCGGTCGGCCACTGATGTGCACATGGGAACCCACAAGCCGACAGCGCGAGCGAACCTTCCTGCGACCCCCACGCCACGGGCACGTGCGGGAATCCCGGTAGGTCGGTGTGGCGCCGACCCCCGGGCTCTCGCGTCCACTGCCCCTCAGTGAGTGTTGGGGCCGGGGCGTCGAAGGTTGCGCCCCGCAAAGCTTCCCGTTATGATGCGTGGGCGCCCCTAGCTCAGTTAGCCCAGCCGCTTGAGCTAAGCACCAACGTAGTGCTTAGCGAGGTGAAAGAGCACCCGTGGACGAAACGGGAGGTCGTCGGTGGTGACCAAGGCCTCGATTGGATCGATCTGGGCGGCGGAAACCAGGGCCAGCCGGCGGGGCGCACTCGAAGTGTTGTATGATCCCACACGTGGATATTTATGACACCTACTCGGAGGTGCAGCGGCGGAAGGATAGGCCGATCTGGGAGGGCGAGGGCCCTTCCCGTGAGATGATCGAGAAGATCAGCGCGACGTTTCGCGCACAGGTGGGTCGCGAGATCGCCTCGGCCGAGCTAAAGACGACCCTGGACGGCATGGGCTGGCTGATGAGAATGGCCGCCGAGGAGGACGTCCCGCTGGAGGCTCTGATGCAGATCGCCGAAGACATCGAAAGTAAAGCGCGGGCCAACATCGCGCGGACCTCGATCGGGGTTCACGACCAACTGTCAGTAGGCGTGGGCGCGGGCTTCTTCACTGGCCTGTGGGTCGGCATCCTATTCGAGCGGGAACGATGACCCAGCTCCGCTACAAGCAGTACACCCGCGACGCGCTGCTACGCGAACTGGAACGGCATGCCGACTGGGACACGACGGGCGGCTACGCGCTGGCAATCCAACATTCGCGCACTACAACCCGCAGATATCTCGACCAGCTCGTCAGGGAGGGACGCGTCGAGGTATGGAAGATAACCCATTGCGGTCGAGCCCCGGGACCGGGGTCGTCGATGCACCTCTACCGGATAAAGATATGAGCTGCATCGCCCTCTGCCTGCTGGTGGCCCTCGTAGGCGTCTGGTCACCCGGCGCCTACGTCGCACGCTCTGACGACCGGGCGGCGCGTCGGATGATGCGCTGCTATCGCCGCCGCTCACGTAGACGCTGGTAGCCACGCCTCACCAGCGTGAAGCTGGCGCTCCTGCGGTGTCGCCGGCAGGCATGCGGCCTCGTTGGCCTTGCGTAGGGCATCCTCGCCACCCTCGGCCATGATCTCGACGTTCTTCACCCAGGTATCGTCGGGGTCGTACATGGCCGCCTTCCACAGCTTCCTCACGTGACACCCATCGCCTCGTGGGCTTCGGCCTCAACCCGGGCCTCAGCCTCGGCTTCGGCCCGCGCCTGCACTCGGTAGTGGTTGGCGAGATCCTCCACCTCGGGGTAGAGCGAGCGCAGGTGGGCCTCGTAGTCATCCACTGCCGTTTGCAGCAGGATCGTCTTGCCACAGTGTGCGCACATCTCCTCGCCGGGGAGATTGATGCGTTCGCACCGGCAGAGCTGCGTGGGCGTCATGGTCGGGCCACCCTAACACGCTGTCGTGATGTTCTGTCCGAGCTGCATGGGACTGTCTGACTACGTTGCCCATGTGGCGGAATTGGTAGACGCAGCCGGTCTAAACCCGGACAAAGCTCGAAGCCTCCTGGCGGCGGCGACGAGATGTGGGTTCGACTCCCACCGTGGGCACCTTGTAGACTCTAGGGGATGAAAAGTCCGCGAATTGCGAGAACAAGGACCATGGTCTCGCGCATCTTCACGTAGGCTTCCTAGATCGTGCCGTCGCCGCCAGGAAAACTCCACGTTCGCGAGCGCATAGTGCTCCAGGCGCTCGCGCACTATCGCAGCACGCCACTGACTCCGGCCCAGGTCCAGCAGCGCGCCGAACGTGACAGCAGCGTGCTGCTGATGCGGCGGGCCGTGCACACTACGCTCGGCGGCCTCGTGCAGGGTGGCTTCGCCAACGCGCTGCGCTACAGCGAGGGCTATCGATACACCATCACCGAGGACGGTCGCCGCGAGGCTTCGATGATCACCCCAGATGAGGTCGAGCCCTCCTTCGCTCGGATGGGGCTCGATCTACTGCTCGAACGATTCCCTACTCGCGACGTGGTGTCGATCGGCGATGGCAGCCGTTCTGGCGGCGTCTGGTTGGTCGTACGCTTCGCTGATGATGCGCGCTACGTGATCTGGCGGAACACGGGGCACATCTACGAGATGGACGATGATGGCGGTGTCGGTGACGACCCGGTGATCGAGAACCCCGCCTACCAGTGCAACGATTGTTCAACCATAAGGTAAGGTGGGTAGAGCAGTGGATGAGGTAATCAGGGACAACAAACCCGGAGAGCGCTGGCACAGCGAGGGCGAGAGCTTCGAGCATTACGTTGAGCGCCAGTTCGTCTCCCTTCACGAAAGGCTGGACCGAATGGCCCCAGTAGAGCAGGAAATCGCCGCAGATGTGGACACGCTTGCACAGGTGATCCCACAGCTCGCCACGGACATCGGTGACCTTCACACGACCGTCACCGAAAAGGAAACCAAGCTCACAGAAGCAATCGCCGCCAAGACCGAAGATGACGCCGAGAAGGCCGCGCTGGAAGCGGAACTGAAAGCGATCCAGGGCCTGAAGCCGCAACTGGACTCGATCGTGCAGCAGGCGCAGAGCGTGGTGCAGCCGACGGGGGCGGGAGCGCCCGGCGCCGGAACATCTGCCGCAGCGCCGGGGGGGACGGTAGCGCCCGGCTTCGGAACATCCACCGCAGGTGCCGCACCGACTGGCCCGGGCACCAGTGCCGGGAGCAGTGTCGCGGCGGCGGCAGCTGGACCGGCCGCAGGGGAGAAGCCCAAATACACCTACCACGGTCCCGACGTGACCAAAGTCGATTCGGTCGTCTGGATCGAGACGACGCTGGTCGACTCGGCTGGCGAAAAGGTGTGGGAATTCGCGAGCGACACACCCGGAGGCGCCCCCACGGGCGCCGAGGCCGGCGTGTGGGAGGTTGCGAGCCCCCCCTTCACCGACACCGCCGCAGTACAGGGCTCGTCGGGCCAGGAGGCAGTCGCGCCGCCCGTCGCTGGGTAAGTAGTACAATCCCTCGCGTGGGGATGGTCGTAACGACGGGGCGCCGAGTCATTCTGGCGCCCCGTCGTATATTATGTCCGTAACCGTCCAACAGTAGGGCGAAGCGCACTAAGCAAAACGCTTGTGTGATCCGGCCGCGACTAACGTTGCGTGCGACCCAAGTGAAAGGTCTAGGCTATCCGCCTCCACCGCACACTCCTGGCCGTAATGACGTTGATCCTCCCGTCTCACCATCACAAACCAGTCCATCACCAGCGGTGCCGCACGGAAGCCTGTCACCAGCGTACAGACGCACGGTGGGGGCGCGAACATCACTGGCATGCACCCGCACCGCCGTTTCATGTCACCGAATTCGACTACTGCGTCGCCAATCGCGAGCAGGGCGAACCCGGCTCCGTCGATCCGGCCCTCATCCACTGGGACGCCCAGCAGGGAATCTACGGAGGCGCCTACTCGATGGAAGGAAGTAAATGGGAAGACGGCGGTGGCAAGGAATACGCTGCCAATCCATGGGAAGCGAGCGCAGTCGAGCAGACGCGGGTCTTCGAGCGATTGCGCCGTCGAGAACCCGGGGCCTGGCAAGAAACTCTGCCGCTGTGCCTGGATCGCGCTGGGGCGTAGAATTGAAGCGTGCGTTGGGTCTTAACTGATGGGACCTGTTGGCGAGCTGCGCGGTGGATCGCGTTCCGGCCGACGATGGCGGCACTACTAGCTCGTAAGGGCCGCCAGCGCACCCGGCCTGCGCGCGCTCCCATCCCTGCCGTGAGGTGGGAGCGCGACGCCGGGATTCAGCTACGATCCGCATAATTCCCACGAGAAAGAGGAGCGAGAAAATGTCAGGCATCCCAGCGAAGGTCGAAGAGGGCACAAACCTGGTCCTCGACGAGGAGGAAATCGCGCTCGCCGAAGGCTGGTCGAGCAAGCCCAGCGGTTCGTCGGTGGACCGCATCGGCGAGACGGTGATCGTGAGCCTCCAGGTCCGCTACCTCGCGAAAGCGGCAGCGCTGGTCGCGACGCTGCCCGTCGAGTACAGGCCGGCGGCGAGCTACACGACGGGCGACGGCAAATTCACCATCGCGACCAACGGTGAAGTCACGTCGAACGAGACCAAAACGGAACTCGAAACGGCGCTGGTCGAAGGCAAATACCTCACCTGCCACGCCTCCTACCGCGCGGCGGTCCAGAACCCCTAGTCTGTAGTGGTGCGGGGCAGTTCACCGGGCTGGCGGCTGCCCCGCGCTTTGCGACAAACCGAGGTACATGACGGCGCGGCCTTTCGTGTAGGGTGTGTTCTGATGCGACCCGCAGTCGAGCAACAGCTATCGACCCTAGGACGAGCCACGAGGGCACGCCGGCAGATGGCCGAAGCCCTTGAGAGCGATAAGCGTGTGCTCCAGGTGGTATTTAGTCGGCAGGCGCTCGCGGCGGGCATGACCTGGCAGTGGATCGCCGATCAGGTAGGCGGCATGTCGGCCGTCGCCGCGCGGCGCTATTACGTACGTCACGAGAAATCGATTGGACCGGCCCAGCTACGAGAGGTCGCCGAGCGAGTAAAAATCCCCTATCCGGTCTTGAAGGGTTGAAGGGATGACGACCTAGCGGCGATCAAGCGTCAAATGGACAGCGGCGAGTTTGCGAAGGCGGCCAAGGAAACCGTCCGGATGGCTGGACTGCTCCAGCAGCTCGCCTCGGCGGAGCAGGTCCTGGGCTACATCGGCAAGGGCTCGATCGTGAACGGCGCTGACTTGGAGATTGGCATGCAGATCGTTGGTATCGGAACCGTGGCTGAGCTTTACGAAGAGGACTGCGAGGGGTGCGGAGGCCGTCATCCGATGGCCCGAACGACGGGAGGCGAGGAGCTTCCGCTGGACGACGCCCAGTTCGTGGTGTCCGATGGCTGAGCTAGCTTGGGCTGTGCGAGCAGACCCTCTCCCTTCTCGCACAGCGCGACGCCGGGGCTGAAAATGCCCCGGCGCTCGCCTCTTGAGAGGGCGCTTGAGGCGGAAGAGCGCGCTGACGAGCTAGAAGCCCGTGTAGGCGATCTGCTGGGGCGACTGAAAGGCGTCCTGGGCTCCGACCCGACGAGCGCCGTCCGCGCGCTGTCCTGGATGAGCAGGGCCGAAAATGGCGAGAAGCTGATCCAGGAGATCGTCAGCAGCGACATGCGCTCGACCGATCTGCCCCCCGGCTGGCTGACCCGCGCGGAGGCACAGCTTGCCGCCTTGCGTATCCTCAAGCGAGACCAGCGCGAGCTGACCGAATCGGCGCCGGATGATGAGTGGTGGGAGCAGTACGCTAACGGCTACGCAACCGTCCGACCCGGGAGGCCCAAGGGTGACCGCTAACCTCGCCACACTCCACTTCATCAGCCAGGCGCCGCAGTCGGGCCAGCCCGTGGTGATAACGAGCTGGATGGAACTGCTGGCCGTGGCGTCGCTATTTACGATCCTCGCCGCGTTCGCGACGGGCTACCACTACCTCGAATGCCATGAACCCGGGTGCAGAAAGCTCGGCCGCCATCGTCTTGGCCATCTGCGACTCTGTGGGCCACATCACCCAGACGTGCCGGGCACCGGCGTCGATCGGCTGCACATCGAGGAGACGCACAGACGACTGTCCGGCCGAGACCAGGAGGAATCAAATGCCGCCCAGCGAGGCCGAGGCACAGGAGACCCAGAACGACGAGGTTGAGGTCGGCACGACCGAGACCGACGAGCAGTTGCACGCCGCCGAGGAGCACGACCCCGACCACGCGCCGCGTGCCCAGCAAGAACAGGACGCGATTGTCGGGAGCGCGGGCCTCGGCGAGTCCCAGCCGATTGAACCGGGCTCCCCGAGTCAGGACACCCCGCTGGTCAACGCGCAGAGCCCGCAGGCACAGTCGGGCGTCGCGCTGCCGGAGGATCGGGCCGCAGGCGTCCAGCCGGACCCGAGGTTCAAGGGGATGGTTGCGCCGGCCAGCCCGGCAGACCACGTGCGCGAGTAAAGCCAGACGGAGCGGGAAGCGGGGCGCCTGTGCGTGCGCCTCGCTGTCTGCCCGCGTAGTGTACGTAGTGTAGGATCACCCTACATGGAGAAGATCCCCCCAGAGGCTCATTTCGGCACACGCACGTACGTCCGGCGTAAGATGGCCCAGGGCTACTCGCTCGTCGCCGGGCAGCACGGCTTCCCCGATGCGTCGGTGGCCCTCGACTGGCTGATGCACAAAGGTCTCGTGGTCGAGTCGGGGGAGCCGGAAGGCGGGCTGCTTCACTGGGGTCACAGTGAGGGTGACTTCTCGATCGTCGAGCTGACATCGGTAGGCGCGCGCCAGCAAACGGTATGGGAGATCCCGGAGAAGGAGAAGGCAACCGACGGGTGGTTCAGGGAGCTGAAGGGCGGACGCCTGGAGGCAATGGTGAAATCACCTGAGACGCGGCTCCGTGTTAGTGGGACGCCCGATCAGGTATGGGAGGCCGTGGAGATGTTTGAGCGTTGGACGGGGATCGAGGTCAATGGTGAGTGGCGACGACCACTACGCCGTGGGCCGAGGCCGATGGCCGGCCAGCAATCCCTCCTGGTGGACAAACGAGTGTCGGATGGGGAGGAGCCTGATGCGCTCAGCAATAGTTGACGAGATCATGACACCGCGCATTCGCGCGCTCCCTCGCGATCGGCGTGGGTATCCTGTGCCTTGGTTTGTCGCATGGATCGACGATGAGCCAGATTTCAGGATCATCGGCACGGGCAAGATCGGCGAGGCCGTGGAGTATCGACGGTGCTGGATCTGTGGTGACACGCTCGGAGGTTTCGTCGCGTATACCATCGGCGCGATGTGCGCGGTGAATAGGGTGAGCGCCGAGCCGCCGAGTCACCGCGAGTGTGCGATCTACGCTGCGCGCGCCTGCCCCTTCCTGAGTAAACCAAACGCCAAACGCCGTACGGCAAAGATGCCGGACGAGGTCGTCGACCTACCGGGCGAGGCCCTAAGGCGCAACCCGGGCGTGGCGCTCGTCTGGGTGACACGTGACAAGATCAAACGGATAAGGACCACCGACGGTTACCTCTTCTACGTGGGCAAGCCGGTCGAGACCCTGTGGTATCGGGAAAGCAGGGCAGCGACCCGGGCCGAGGTTGAAGCGTCGATCGAGTCGGGCGCGCCGACCCTGCGCGGGCTCGCCCAGGCCGAAGGCGAGCGGGCGCTGGCCGACCTACGTAAGATGCTCGCGGACGCGGAGCAATACCTACCGGAGGAGGACGCGGCATGAGGACCAACTGCACGGGCTGTGGGGCAACCGTCGAACTGGCCCGGATTGAGGGTAGCCGCGAGCGCGTCGCGTTGGAGATCAACCCCGAAACGGGCGCCGATGCACAGCGCTACCGCGTGGTGCGACTCAACCCGCTGGTCGTCTCTCGCGTCCCGAAGGACGCACCCGGGACATTCCAGCCGGACCATGCGTTCGACTGCCCGGCGCATAATGCCGGCCGCTGACGTCGACAAGCTCCGTGACGAGCTGCAAGAGATCGGCCGGCGCCGCGACGACCTCAGCACCGATCAGGCGAAGCTCGCCAGGGACACGCGGCTAGCGCTGCGCAGGGCGCGCGGGCGTCTCCCGGTGACCGAGATGGCCCGGCTGGTGGGCCTGGAGCGATCGTCGCTCTACCGGACCTACGGCGACGTGCTCACCACGTGAGCGCGGAGGAGGGCGAGTACGGCGACTGGCGGGCTCGACTGGAGCGCCGCGAGGTCGAGGGCAGGCGCCCCGGGCCGGAGAAGCAGGGCACGGCCGCCGAGCTGGGCCTTCTCCCGGGCGCGCGATGGGCCACATGGCTAGCAGGGGTAGGTCTGACCCCGGTGCAGATCCCGGGTGCCTACTGGTCGCGCAATTCGCAAACGGAGCCGGGGCTCGACCTTGACGGCCACCCGACGACCGTCGAGGTCCCAACCGCGATCGTGGCGTGTCCGTGTGGCAACGAGCCGACCGTCCGCAGCCTCGCGCCTCCGACGGTGTGCGGGGGCGACGGCTGCGAGCGCTACTTTTTCTTCGACGGCGACTCCGTCTACGTCTTCAACTCCACGAAGGACCGTCCGAGCGACGAACCGGCGCCTGAGCAGATTCCACCAGACGGACCATCCGCTTAGAACTCGGAGCGTCTCTACGTATATTAGGGGGCGGAGCGTGTCGGCAGATGTTCGGATCTCACTGACCAACGTGGATGACAAAAGGACGCTATCTTCCCCCGTGGCTGCTACAAGTAGCGGGACTATTGCTGATCATGGGAGGCGCGATCTTCTGGGCCATCACCGGACACCAATCGGCGCTGATCGTCGGAGCCGGGCTGTCACTGGCGGCGCTTGGCGCCTACAGTGGCCTGCACGTCACTGTAGAGAAGGAGCTGGAGCCCAACGAAGAGGGCGGGCGTCGAGGCGGAAAATGAAGCGCCTCGCGATCACGTGCCACCTGCTCGCCGTCATCATCGCGGCGTCCTATCTGACGCTTATCGCGAGCGATCTCGGGGAAGCGAAGCGCTTGGTGCCCCTATATGGCACTGTCGTCTTCTTCCTGACGATTTTCAACCTTTGGAGCGAGCATCGTGGGCAAAAATGCTGAGGACGGACTAGGCGCTTTTCAGTCTCGCATAGAGGATGGGCTCCGACTGGGCCGCGAACCAACGACCGCCGAACTCCGTCAAGAGTACATCCTCCTGGCGGAGCGCAACCGTGGACTGGTGATCGACTTCTCCAGGCACGTGAGGAAACTCCTGGTTCTCCTCGTCGTCCTACTGATGGGGCTGGGCGTCGTCGCTATGTTCGCGGCAGTCACGAGCTACAACCTGGAAGGGCGCACCTGTAAAATCCAGAACGTCGGCCTGAAAGCTCAGCCCCACCTGACAAAGATCATGTACGACATCAACGGCGTCGTACAGCCACTAAAGGGTGAGGCGCCCGCGCCCAAGGAGATCCAGGCATACGTGGAAAACCTCCGCGAAGAGCTTGCGGCGTATGTCTACTTCGAGCGGCACCAACCAGCGGGCCGGAGTTGCTAGCCTCGGGCTGACGACTGTTCCGTAGTGATGGTGGTGTAGTATGGCCCCACAGATGAGGCCTTCCCTCCGACAGCTCGCGAATGCACTCGGCCGCGTCGTGACCCGGCTCGAAACCCCGACGGCTGACTACTGCTTCGAGGGCCGGTTCCGGTTCGCCCTCGATAACGGCTGGTCGCTCGTGCTTTCCCCGGACGATGCGGGACGTTTCCGCCTCGACGCTTGCCTACGGTCCAGGGTAAGGGCTACCATGTGGTGCGCGGCAGACGATCACGAGCGCCTCGACGCTCTGGTCCTCGCCGCGAGAGACGAAGCCGCTGCCCTCGTAGCCTGACCGAAGGGGACCATCGATGCGAAACCTGCTATTGACATCGCCGGAGATGCGTGGCGAGGACGTGCGCACCCTGCAGCGGGCGCTCAACGACCGGCTGCATGCCCGCAAGTCACGCGTTCACCTGGCCGAAGACGGGATCTTCGGACGCGAGACCCTGCACGCCGTCAAGGTGATTGCCTATGACCTGGGCCTCCACGACTACAACGCGACGCCGGCCGTTCAGCGCCTGATCATCCAGCCGCACTACCGCAACCCCGGCGAGCTGTGGGCGGCGCGCAAGCGCGAAGAGGAGCGCAAGGCGGCATCTGAGGCAGCGGGCGGCGCGGTCGGCCTCGACGCCATCGTGGCTCACGCCCATCGCTTCCTGGGCACGCATGAGCAGCCACCGGAATCGAACTGGGGCGAGCCGTACCCTGCCGACTGGGAGCGCGAGTTCGGCTTCGACTCGGGCGTCAGCTGGTGCGGGTGCTTCTCGGGCGCCATGGTGAACCTCGCGGGCGGCCACGTCACCGATCGCGTGGCGTTCTGTCCCTACATCGAGGCTGACGCCCGCTCGCGATCGAACGGCTTCGATCGGTGGGTGCCCAACCACGGCGAAGGTGTCGAGCCGGGCTGGCTGGTCCTCTTCAACTGGGTCGGCGGCTCGGAACCGGAGCACGTCGAGATCGTCAAGAAGGTCCAGGCCGATCAGCTCATCACGATCGGCGGCAACACGGGAGGGTTCGGTGGGGAGGTCGCCGAACAGGGTCGTCCATTCAACTTGACGGTCGGCTATGCCCGGCCGCGCGTCTAAACAGAGTCCCTAGAGGAGAACTGCTCGCTATGTCAACACCCGCAATGTCAACACCCAAGTCGCCGCTCATTACCATTGAGCGCTCAGTCGCGTTTGCCGTTGGTCCGCTGGTTGCTGCCGGCGCTGGCTGGCTCTCGACCTTTCTCGCCGCGAAGCTCGGCATCAACGAGAGCGCCGAAGCGATTGTCGGCGTGTACGTCGTCGGGCAGGGGGGCGCCTTCTACCTTGCCAACAAATGGCTCGGCGGTCGACAGGCTGCCTATCTCCTGAAAATCGAGCACGAGGCCGCCAGCCTCGGGCACGTTGCGGCGGCACTCGGGATCGGCGCACCCGCCCAGCACGCCGCCGCCGGTGACCTGATGAAGCTGCTTGAGACCACCGCTGACGATGCGGTGAGGGCGGCGGCCAACAAGATCGCCGCCACGTCGCACGCCGAGGGTGTCGCGGCCGCTCGGGCGGCATCAGATGCGCTGCGGGCACCGGCCGACGCAACTGCTCCATCCGGCGAGGTGGTTGCCACGCCGCCGCCGGCCGCCATGGCCCCGATTGCCCCGGCTCAAGATCCCGCCCCCCCGGGCACGCCCGTAGTGGGCACGTCCGGCGATGGCACCCAGGCGGCCGGCGCGGGAGCGGCCCCGGGCCAGTGAGTAGCGCCAAGGCAGACTGGCACCTCGCCGATCTGCTTGACGCGACCGAAGACCCCTTCGACACGATGATCTACTCCTCCGGGCTTACGGTCGACCTGACCGGCTCGGAGGAGGATCTGGCGGCCGCCGTGGCCGAGACCCTGGCGATGGAGCGACGTCTGTTCGAGCGTGGCGTCATCTGCGATCTAAAGGACAACGGACAGGACTGCCAGACGTGCCCAATGCCCATGAGCGACGAGCGCGGCCTGCATCCGCTCTGCCGGGTCGGCAAGGACCAGTTCAACCTGCTCGGCCGCCTAGCGCAGCGCAAGCGCACGCGGCAGGCGCCGTTCGTCGAGATCGCACGGGCGGTGGGCGAGTTCGTCGAGCTTGGCCACCTCAACGCCCACGACGCCGAGCTGCTGACGGCGGTGGGCATGTGAGTGCCCCCGTCGTCTGATGGCCGCGCCGCGCGACTACCCGGCCCACCGACTGTCCACGCTCTTCCTTCGGGTGCCGAGCGTGGACTGGACGGCGGTGCGAAGGGGGAGCAAGACCGAGTTTCGGACACTGGCTCGGCCGGGGAAGCTGATCCTGCCTCTCTGCCCGACACCCGTCGTGGCCTACATGGTGAAGCGGAACGGCGAACACGCCGCCAAGCTCATGGTCCTCATCAGCCAGGAGAAGCAGCAGCTCCTCCAGATCGCCGAGGACGGCGACGCGCTCGCCCGCGAGGGCTTCAGCACCTACCGCGAATTCATCGACTACTTCCGTCGTCGTCAGGCCCACGCCTACCGGATGAACCAGGACGTCGTTGTGAGCCGTGTGCGACCCTACGGCGCACTGGACGATTCCGAGATGGGCGCACGTCTGCTCAGGCGCCTTTATGGTGAGTACCGCAATGGGGAGTTCTCTGAGCATGCGCACCTGTAAGTACAGCGGATGCCCGCGCGGCGGCGAAGGGTTTCTGCCGGCCTACCCAACCCAGGACTACTGCACGGCGGCTTGTCGCCGCGATGACAAGAAGGCAAGCCCGAAGCCCCGAAGGGAGACCGTCACTGAGGCCACGACGCGGGCGGCAGGCAAGGCTCAGTTCAAGAGCGGGGACGCGATCTGTCGAGGCCCGAACTGCACGAGAAGGGTCCAGCACGAGCACCACGCGGTTTACGAAAAAACACTTGTCCGGCTGAGACTGCCGATATGGGATCGGCGTAACGCACTCGGGCTGTGTGTCAACTGTCACTTTAACCACCACCACGGGATTCGTAAGCTCCCACTCACTTGCCTGCACCAGCGGAACATCGACTATGCCTTTGAGGTCATGAAAGAGCGCGCGGGCGACTACCTGCGGCGTAAGTACGACGGCTTCGATGCCCGCGTGCAGGTGAAAGAGACCGAGATCGGCCTACCGCCGCTGAGGCTATGCCCGCCCCTGTAAACGACTACAGCGTCGAGCTGCCTGCGGGCGGCACTATGCACCTCCAGAGCGACGAGGAGGTCGAGATATGGGAGAAGGCGCTTGAGCGCTATCGCGAGGACTACACGTTCGCGAAGATGAATGACCTGTTCACCCTCGGTTCGTTGCTCCAGCAGCAGCTCATCCTCTTCCGGGCGCAGGTGAGGATCAACGGCATGGAGCCCGTGCTCGACGCTAAGCGTGTGCCCACCGGCCAGTACCAGGCGGTCGAACTTGAACCGTCGCAGGTCTCGCACTACCAGAAACAGGTTATCGCCGCCAGTACGGAGATGCGTAACCTGGAGAAGCAGCTAGGAATCGACAAGGCCACGCGCGAGCAGGGCGGCACACACACCGTGGACAGCTTCCTCAGTACACTGAAGCGCGCGGCCCATGAGCGCGGAGTCCACATCTCTAAGCGCACACTGGAGTACGAACGTGTGATAAACGACCTTCGCACCCGGCTGCGCATACTAAAAAACGGTGACGCAGAAGACCGGGCCTATCACAACATTAGCCCCAAGACGATCCTACTCTGGCTGGACGATGAGTGTGACACACTCGCCAAGGTGGACCAGGAATTCAATCGCGATAAGGGCAAGCTCTTCGTGGGGAAGCTGTGATGGCCGTTAGCGAACTGGGGCGCATTGACGGGCAGAGGGACATGCGAGTCGTCGAGGGCGTCTGGGCGTTCAACGAGGAAGACTTCCTCCTCCTAGCCATGCTCGCAGATCCCATCTTCTGCGCCGAGCTGCTTTTCGAGAACCCAAAGAACCACACTCACGGCGGCTGCTATGTAGTGCTGGATTACCAGTATCCACTCTTTAGGCCGACCGAGTGTTACGAGACGTTCCCCTGCGCGCGAAGCGTCGGCAAGACGGAGTCGCTCAAGGCGCGCTCCGTGAGCCACGCCTTCCGGAGACTCGGAGAGGATCTCCTCCTAACTGCGCCCGAGCTGATCCACCTCCAGCCGCTGACGCAGGCCGTCGAATCCCGCATCACTTCCACCCGGCTGCTGAGGGAGTTCCTCAAGAAAGAAAACCAGCGCACGGGCATCGTCAAAACACCCGCCTTCCAGGTGGACTTTGTGGACAGCACCCGCATTATGGGCCGCATCCCGAAGGTTACGGGCACCGGGGTGAAGGGCATGCACGAGCCCGACATGATGATGGATGAGTGCTTTCCGGCGGGGTCACTGGTGCTGACGAAAACGGGACTTGTGCCGATCGAGAAGGTGAAGGTTGGCGAAATGGTGCTAACCCACAGAAACCGCTGGCGCCCCGTGACGGCGACGATGAAACGGCGTCGCGCAACTGTAATAGTCAAAGGGCAAGGACACACGGGCATCCGCTGCTCGGTGAATCACAAGTTTTGGAGCCTCACCACGCGTCGTGGAGCGCGAGAGACCGACGGGCATCAGCGAAAGGTCTACGGCGACCCGACGTTTACTCCGGCGATCGACCTAGCGCCCGAAGGTGGGTACCCCAAGGACGACGGTGCGCGATACGGTGCGCACTACTGGGCGACGCCCACTGTCGTTCCCTCCGTATCGGTCCCCGCAATGCCGGAGGTCAATTGGGACTGTGACGCCTTCTGGTGGCTCATGGGTGTCTACATGGCCGAGGGGTGCGTATCAAAGGCGGGCCAGTTGATCCTGGCTGTCCATCGCGACGAGGTGCGGGAGGTTAGCCGCGCTCTCGACGAGGTCGGAGTCGAATGGAGCGTGTATTTCGATAACGATAGCCTCGGCGCGCGAATTCAGCTAAGAGGTGTGGCTGCCAAAAGCTACGCAAGGTTCATGTGTGGAGAGGTGGGGCGCATCGCGGCACAGCATCAGGTCCCGGTGTGGGTGTGTAGCTCGGGGGGGCGATGCCGATCGCTAGTGCTCGATGGTTATCTTTGGGGCGATGGATCAGCGGACCCCGACGCTCGCTATGCGCCAGGGCGCTGGAAAGCCGCGTGCAGGGACAAGCAGCTCGCCCTCTCTATCAAGCTGCTTGCACAGACTCTGGGCTACTCGGTCGCACTGCACTGGACGCCGCCGGAGCAAAAAGAGATTCGGGGCAGGCCCGTGAAGGGCATGGGCTATTACCAGATCGTCGGCTCGCTCAAGTCGTTTACCCACGAACGGGACGGCCAGCGCTTCTCCCTGGTCAAGGACATCCAGTTGACCGGGGAGACCGAGGAGCTATATGACCTGGCGGTGGCCGACGATCATAGCTTTGTGTGTGAACAGACAATTGTCTCGAATTCGCAAGACTACCCCGAGCGAGGCTTCATCGAGATACACGAGACGGTGATGAAGGACCACGTGGACGCCACCGGCAGATACGACTTCACATATCACCTCTACGGCGTGCACTCAGCCGTACAGGGCGGTCGGTTCGCGAAGCTCGCCAGCAGCGGCGACTTCAAGGTGACGGCCGTCACCGCGATTATGAAGCCGGGGTGGAATAAGCACGAGAAGGCGGCTGCGGCTGCAATGTACGGTGGCACAAACGCCCCCGACTATCGTCGTAACATTCTGGGCGAGGCTGGCACGGGGGCCTCGCAGTTCTTCGTGACGAGCCGTCTGATGGCGTGTGTCGACCAGGACGAGGAGTCGACCTACAACCAGTTGGAGTACCGGGCGCAGGAGTTCCAGATCGAGGAGGTGGACAAACTCATCCCAGCGGGCGGTGACGTCGGCAACATCCTCGACCTGCCTGACAATCTCGGCCAGCAGGTATATGGCGGGATGGACGTCGGGCTCGTCACCGACCCCACGGTGATCGTCATCTGCGCGGTGCTGCCTGATAAGAATAAGAAGGCGCGCCTCAAGCTCGTGCGGAAGTTTCACCTCTGGCGCTTCCGCGAGACCCAGATCCGTCAGTGCACCTACGCGATAGCGCGCAAGTACGGGCTCACCCTCAGGGCGTTTGGCCAGGACATCACCGGGCTGGGGCTGCCGCTCTACCAGGCGATGGGCGATGACGAGAAGTGCCCCGAGCACCTGCGCGAGGTCTCCAAGGGCTACGTATTCAACGCCAAGATGCCGATCGCCGTGGACCCTAACTTCGTCTCAAAGCAGGCCGGTGAAATGGTCGACCAGTTCGGCCACGTCGTCGAAGAACGGCGCAACGACTGGACGGGCAAGATCGAACTGGTCGCAAAGATGACCATGATCGAGGCATCGACCCGCTACCTACGCGGCTTCGTCGACAACAGCTTCCTCCAGCTGCCGTTCGACCCAAGACTGGTGAAGGACATGCAGGGTGAGACCGAACAGCGCGTGCGCGCCATGGGCGCCAGTCACCTACGGAAGAAGCCCAACGCCTTCCACGAACTGGATGCGCTGCGTGCGCTCGCCATGGCCTACAAGGCCGGCGAGATCGAGGAGATGGTCTACGCACGCTCCGAGGGGCCGATTATGGAGAAAGCGGTCGACCTCACCGGCACGGGGGAGATGTCCATCGGCGGCCAGGAACTGATGCAGTGATTGGGCAATACACCGATCGGTTTTACGACGAGGCGGGACGTCGGCGTGAGACGCCGAAGAAGCGTCAGCCGCGACCCGTCACGCGTGGGCGCCGCAAGAGCCGAGCGCCCGAGACCAGGCGCCGACGCATCGAGCGCCTGGAACTGCTCCCACGCGAGGTCTTCTCCGGCCCGGTCGTCCGGCCGTTTCGCCCGAGCGCGAAAGAGATCGAGACACGCGCCCGCGAAGGCTACGTCCCGCTGCGCTCGTGACCGAAGCTGCGCTGACGCCCCCCCGCTGGGATCTGACGCTGCCAAAGCTGCGCAGGCGTCGGAAACGGCGCCCCGACTGGCGGATACGCGTCCTCCTCCTCCTCGCCGCCCTGCACGCCGTCGAGCTGGTACTCGTGATCGGCACGGGTGACTATCTCGCTATGGCGGTCGTGGCTATCAAAGTGGGCCTGCTCGTCGAAGCGGCGCGGGCGCTCGGTCGGGGGCGTGAGCTGTGGTCCCTTCGACTAATGCAGATGTTCCTCGCCGTGAACGTCGCCACGTTGATCCTTCTTCCGGCGTCGTGACCCTCGACGAGATCAGGCAGACGCTCGCGCTAGCGCTCCCGGTGCGGACGCCGACCTTCGAGCACGGGACGCCCGCGCACCAGCGCGTCGCCGGCATCGAGGATTACATGTTCGACGCGGCGGTTCACCACGGGTCACTTGTCGAGGCGAGACACTGGCTCCGGCACGCAGAGGACGAGCTGCGTCGCAAGGTCGACGAGATGCAGGGCTGGGAGCAGTTCATGTCCCGGCGTGGCAGCGGAGCGCCCACCAGGCCAGAGATCGACCGCGCGAAGCGCCAGCTCGACCCCGGGCTGTTCGCCGCCGGCCGTGAGGTGAGGCTGCTGCGCGGGAGCGTTGACGATCAGATCGCGCGCTTCGAGTTCGAGCAGTCCACGCTTTCCCGGGTCTACAGCCTGATCTCTGGGTCCTGAGGGCCAGATTTCCTACGGACAGACGCGTATATTAGGCCCGAGATGGCCAAGATTCCCCCCCGACGCCGTGATGGCTCGATAGACGCACGACTGGCAGCCTGATGGACTCGATCCTGTTCCCGGCTGTTCCCCAGCCGGAGATGAACGTGGCCCATCGCGGCCCGGGCAGTCAGCCGGTCGAGGGCGCACCACATGCGGTTATCGATAACCGCACCGACCTCCCGGACGGTGTCGTTCAGCACGCCATCGAAGACAGGTGGGTCGAGCTGGCGGGTATGCAGTTCAGCCAGCCGAGCAACTTCTCGCTCTACGCGACGACCAACCAGGGCTCGATGCTCGCTCGCACGCCGTTCCGCACGCCGAGCAACCCGATCCAGGAGGTTCAGCTCGCCCGCACCGTCGCTGACACCGACGACGACGTAGGCGCAGCCATCGGCGAGTTGCTCGCCATCGCGTTTGGTGGTGGCCTGATGAATCAACATAGTGACGAAAAGACGCTCGAATTCTTCAACCAGATATGTGAACCCACGGGGCTCGATCTGGAGACCACCTTCGAAGAGATGTACCGCGAGTATCTGATAAGTGGCTCGATCACGACGCTGTCACTCTTCCTTCGGCAACGCCTCTCCTACTTCCCGCCCAAGAGTGACTCGCCGGTTGCGGCCCAGCTACAGGTGCCACGGGTAGGCATTCTGCCGGCCGAGAACCTACGCGTCATCACCAACGACATTCTCGGCCAGGGTGAGCTTGCCTACCACGTCGAGGACAGCAACTTCAAAAACTGGCTCAACGAATACTTCAACCCGCGCACGCCGCCACTGCGTAAGTCGATCATGGCGCAGGAGGAGCCGGTGATGGCCGCGTTGTTCACCGGGCGCATCCAGGTACCCTACAATGACGGCGACCCGGCCTCACGCGGCCTGGCGCTCTTCACGCTCAACCAGCGCATGGTTCACCGGACCACAATGCCGAAGGGCGCGATGCCCTACCCACGCCCGCTGCTGACGCGCAACTTCCCCCTGCTGGAGGCCAAGCGGCTGCTGAACATCATGGACTACGCGCTGCTCATGGGTGGAACCAACTACATCGTCATCGCGAAGAAGGGCTCGGAAAAGCAGCCGGCCCAGCCGGGCGAGGTGGAGAACCTCCAGAACCAGATCGTGCACGCCTCCCGCTCGGGCGTGCTCGTCGGTGACCATCGCCTTGACATTCAGATCGTCACCCCGAATCTCGAAGAAATGCTGAATCCGAGCAAGCGTAAACTCGTTGGCCGCAAGATCGCCATGGGATTGCTGCGCCAGACAGAGCAGGTGACAGGTGACGCCGGAACGATGGGCGCCGAAAACGAGATGAGCCTGCTGGCGCGAGTGGTGACAAGTGACAGACGCAAGATCATCCGTCACGCCCACTCCACATTCTACGCCGAGACGGCCACGCGCAACCGGGTCGTATTCAAAGAGGGCGCGCCGACGATCTGGGCACCACCGATAATCCTCACCGGCGTCAAAGACTTCTGGGCGAACGTGATCCAGGCGAGCGACCGTGGGCTCATCCCCCACCGCTATACCGTCGAAGCGCTGGGCTACGACTACGACGCCGCAATTGCGGAGCGCGAGCGAGAGCTTGCGCGCGGCGACACCCTGAGCCTCATTCCGGGGAAGATCCCCTACAGCGGCGGCGAACCGGGTGACGCCGAGAACGAAGAAGGAAATCCCGGCAATCCACGTGGACCCCAGGACGCCAATAAGGGGCGCCCGAAAGGCACCAGCTCCAACAACGGGCGCGGCAAGGACACACCGGGCCAGGGCAAAGACCGCTTCGCACCCAATCATGTCATTCGGCGCACGGCCGGCGAGACCGTGCGCGCGATCGTCGAGAACGACGAGGTCGCCTATATCGGCGAGACGACGCAGGCGCTCCTCGAACAGTACGAGGGCCGCATGGAGTTCGGTTACGTCACCGGCAGCGAGCGTGAAGCAATCGAGCAGAACCAGACGATCAGGGCGGCCAGCTCCGTAATCGTGCCGGTCAACCCCGCCTTCGACTGTGTCGCCTTCCGCACGGTGAAGCTCGATGAGGGCCTGCGCCTGGTCGTAGGGCAGCGCCGGCACGATGATGCCCTGGTGGCCAAGGCCCTCCGCTTCTCAGAGCCGCAGTTCGATCTGCGCAAGGCCAGCGAATATGCACTGCGTTGGGGCTTCGTCACCGAACCATTCGTCGAAGCCGCCGGCGTGAAGCGATGCGCCAACTGTGGCAACGAACTGCCCGACTACTCCACGATGAACCCGGTGTGCCCCGACTGCGGTGCGGACAACACCGAACGGGACAGCGGCGGCTCACCCGTCCCGTCGGTCCCAGCCGAGGCGCCCGAGACCACTGCGCTGCTCACAAAGCTGGTGGAGTCCGGCGCGGCGAGGGAGCGCACACTGACGGAGCTGCTCCGCGACGCCACGGCGCGCAAGCGCGAGTCCGAAGAGCAGGCCGTCGAAATGCGCTGCCCCACCTGCGGGCTGCTCCAGAACGTCGAATTCGACATCATGGGCGAAGACTGTGAGCGATGCGGTGAAGCGCTCGGGCCGGCGTCCAAATCCATGCTCGCCTTCTTTGAGAAGAAGGGCGTCGAGCCGAGACGGGGCACGACTCCGCCGGCTGCGGCCTCTCAGCCGGACTTCCGTCAGGACGAAAGCGCCTGGACTAACCTTGCGAGTTCCGAGGGCGCGACACTGCTCGACGAATGGGCTGCCGGCCACCACCAACGCGCGAAGGAGAAGCGAACATGAGCTACACAGACGCCGAGATCGCCACCCAGCTGACGCGGGTGATCTTCACCCGCGAGGACCAGGAGTACGCCAAGGCTCACTCGGCGGCCAACAGGAAGCAGCTCGCGTCCGAAGGCAAGGCACTCCCCGACGGCAGCTATCCCATCGAAGACGCCAGCGATCTTGGTCCAGCCATCTCGCTGGCGCAGTCCGGCCACGGCAATGTCGCGGCGGCGAAGGCGCTGATAAAGCGGCGTGCAAAGGCGCTCGGCAAGGCGAACATGCTCCCCGAGGATTGGGCGTCCGTCGACGAAATGCTGCACCTACCGCCGCAGGCC